GCAGCACCGCCAAGCCGCGCGGACACCGGACGCTGCCGGAGAGACGTAGAGGCCAGCCTTAACGCCGGTGCCGCTGCCCGCACGGGTAGACACGGCAGCAGGCCACAGCACCGCCGGGTCATTGCTGATTGCCGTATCTTCGATATACTGCCATGCGTTGGCTGTGCCTTCCGGGAAGGTCAGCGTCAGGTCTTCCTGCTTCGTGTAGTCAGCAGAGATAGAACCATCGGTCGTCACCTTCGTCTGATCGTGGCAGGTGTAGATGTCAAAGGTGTAATTGCCGTCGCCGTCCTTGCCCCACTGCCACAGTTCATCCGCCACGATCAGGTATGCGCCGTTCTGGAACTCCGTCTTCTGGATCAAGCCAGGTTCCTTGCCGTTGGTGTAGTTGGTGCGGGAGCCATCGTTGCCGCGCACGCTGTCGTTATAACCGCTGCCATAAGGCATAGTGGACAGCATCGTCTGCCCCTTGACCACATTCCAGGTATCGCCGGTATCAACGTAGACTGCTTTGTAGCCCGTTCCGTCCACGTTGATGTCTTTAATGCGGGTAATGCGGGCTTCGGTCTGGATGTCATGCATGGTGGCATCGTTACGGTCGGTCGTGCTCTTCGTGTGGGTGCCAATGGCAACGTAGGAATCAATAAGCAGGTTTGCGGCCTGCTCGGTCGTCACCGGGAAGTAGTTCACGCCCTCTGCATCAATGGCGGCAGTGTACTGGTAGCTGTAGGAAGTGCAGCCCTCAATGGTGCCGCTGTTGCCCTTGCGTGCATACTTCAGCTGGATCATGCGCTCCTGCCATTTCAGCAGGTTGCCGGATGCACCGGCGTACTGGTTGCCACGAGCACGCCACAGCTGCACCAGCTGGGTGTGGCTCTTGTAGTTCACCGGTGCCAAACCCGTGTGACCGCCGATCTTGCCGTCATCCTGCATACCGGCGAAATACTTCGGGTTTGCAATGTACGGATAGGTCTTGCCGGTACGGTCGGTGCCCTGCGGCCACTGCTCGTAACCGCCGGACGGGTGGCAGCGCATACGCAGGATGCGGTAGCCGCCCTCGTTGCGCTCACGCACATAGGTATTCTTCTGCAACACCCAGACCAGATGATTGGTGCTGCGCACAAAGTCGTCATCGTCGATGTACTGACAAGCGTAGATCGTGTGGCTGCCGTCCTCGTTCTTTTCTGCCGCCACTTCCACGCACCAGAACTGCGGCAGACCGGCAAAATCATCCTTGCCGGATTCTGCGGCGGTAGACGGGGTGCAGGACAGGCCCACGCTGTCGTCGGTCAGCTCACCGATTGCGGTGTTGGATGTGCTGAACAGCGGGAACTTTACGCCATGCACGCGGCTGTCGTCCAGCACATTGCCGAACCAACGTTCCAGCATCCGGTTATAGGTGCTGGTGTTCGGATTCCAGTTCGCCGTCCACCAGTCTACGAACAGCACGTTCATTTCCCGTGCCGTGGTCACTTTCTGAGCCAGCGCGTTATAGTACCGGTCGATGGTATCTTCATTGCCGGTTGCCAGAACGGCAGTTCTGCCATCGCCCGCCGCCGCCATCGTGGTGCCAGATACCGCAGCGAAAATCTGCTGCAAGGATTCATCGGATGCCATGTGAGTTCTTGCCATGTTTAGTCCTCCTGTCCATCATCAAAGGTCAAGCGACCGGCTTCGTCATAAAAGAAGTACGGAAGCCCTTCCAGTTTTTCCAGTCTTTTTCCGGTGGCTGCCGCATCGGCGGCAGAGCCTTCCTTTTTCAGTGTCTTATCCGGCAACAGTTCCTTTGCCCAGTTCGGCACATCTTCATCGATCAGCTTATAGGTTGTGCCGTCAATGACAAGGTAGGTGGCTCTTACGATTTTTACGTTTGCCATTCCGTCTTACCTCCCAGAGAGAGCGTCACCACGCCGCGCCCATCGTCCGAAGCGGTCAACTTCAAAGCGTTCAGGTTTGCTTTGATGCCCTGCACCTGCAAGGTTTCGCCCACCACTTTTGCGATCTGTTCCGGGGTGGCGCGGTAGAGATCGTTCTTTCCGTCTGCTCGTTTCCGAACCACGATCACATAGTCCGCACTTGCAAACGTTTCTGCCAAGGCTTTGTCTGCCAGACTTACCATGCCCATTTCTCTGCCGCCTCCTTCTCAATGGCTTTCAACTCTGCGGCTTCATCCTCACCGATCAGACGCGCCACTTCCTCGTAGGGAAGATTTACCTTCTTCGGTGCGGTATCGCCCAGAGCTATACTGCGCATATTGCAGTACCAGCACACAGCCAGCACACGCGCCTTGTGAACTTTGCAGATTCCGGTATATCTGCGGTTTGCAGTTCCGAACATTTCATAGTTCAAACCACTGCACCAGCCGCACCCGGAAGACACCGGGCAACGGATGCACTCTTCCGTGGACTGGGATTTCATGGTGATTGCATCCAGTTCTTCCTTCACCTGCCGCTGCTGATCCGTGGCATACAAACTGCCCGCCTGCACATTGCCCAGACACACCCGATTTGCCTTTTCTTTGCCAATAGAGATAGGCGCATACCGTATGCAGGGATACGCGGACCCGTCCGGGGCAAAACTTAGCATTGAGCCGGTTCCGCCGCAGAAGTTTCTGTCGTTCTGTTCTGCATCGCCAATCTGCTCATCCAGCATGGCAATCGCCACGTCCCAGCCGTTCTTGATAACGTACTGCGAAACCTCTTTCAGCTGTTTATACAGTGCCTTGCCGTCCTCGTCCGTGTACATCGGTTCGTAGGCGCAGTTCCCGGCAATGTGCCTGCACCCGGCATCCAGCATCATTTTCATACTGGATGCAATGTACTGGATGGAGCCGGGCACGAAGGTCATTTTGCTGTTGAGCCAGCCATACTTCCGCTTGCCGTCCTGGAATGCTGCCCACGCGGTAGAAAAGCTGCCGTTTCCGTCTTCGTCGATGCGGTAACGGTCGTGCAGCTCTTGCACGCCATCAATGGACACTGTAACCGACATAAGATCATGGTACTTTTCCAGCAGGTGCTGCGCCGCCGGGGAGCGCCACAGTCGGCCATTCGTGGCAAAAGAAATGCGCGTGAACGGTCCCAGCGGGATTTCCCGCCGGTAGCACTCCGAAAACCAGTAGTCGCAGATATGCTCGATCAGTTCAGCTTCCAGCAGCGGTTCCCCGCCGATGAAGTCCAGGATCATGGCTTTGGTGTCCCGGTTCACAAAATCGGATGTGCTATCCTCGTACAGGTTCAGGATGTAGTCCACGATTTTCTTTCCGGTTTCCAGCGTCATTTTTTCGGTAGACTTGTGGTGCTCATAGCAGTATGAGCACCGCAGGTTGCAGGCGTTTGTGATCTGGAACGTGATGTTTCGGCAGATGCTTCCACACTCCCGTCTGTCCCGGCCATATAAGCGCTGGACGGTATTCCCGTAGTCCTCATACTTTTTCGTTCTCAACGGGGTGTACCTCCTCCCGCTCAAAGTCAAAGTGCACGATCAGGTTCGGGTTTTCTTCCGGGTCGATGTACCGCGCCAACACCTTGTCCTGCACCATCTTCAGCTTCATCTGCGCTTTCCGGCACAGTCCTGCGTAGTAGTGCAGCATATCAGCGATCATCGTATTTGCGCCAGCGTTCAGCTGGCGGGACAGAATTGCCATCAGTGCTTCATAGGACTGTGCTTCGTAGTAGGCACGCTCCACAGCTTCACTTTCCTGTGTGGTGATTTTGATATTCTCCATGGTACACTCCTTACTGTGCATCCCGTTTCGGCAGCTTGTCCGCCGCCTGACGGTATCTTGTGCGAACCTGATTCATCTTGACCATGGCCGAAACCATATCGTGCATATCTTCTGTTTCGCTCAACCGCAGCAGTTCGATCAGCACAACAAGCAGGTGCCACACGGAAAAGAAATCCACATCGTCCTTGCACTCATACTGAGCCGCCTTGACGAACGGTGCAGGATTACACTCACCTCTTCGGACAGGGTGTGCCGCAAAGTTGAACGTCCGGGCTGCCAGACCATAGCCCATCAGGTAAACCCGGTCTTCGGCTGCTTCTTCGCCGCAGGCTGTCACTACAGACCGAGCTACAGTGATGCAGTATGCACACCACACATCGAACTCATCTTCCGTGTTCACCATGAACATACCGGCACATCCGATGCACCAGAAAGCTTTCTCCATGCCGGGCGGAGTATCAGCAAGAAGCCCCTGCCAGTCCTCCGGGTTTACTGTTTCGTGTGTCTGGATTTTCAGCAACGGAAGGTTTTTTGTGTACATCTTCTCGCTTCTTTCGTCATTGTTTTGCTCAAATGCTACGTTCATTTCGCTGCTCCTTTCTTATTTCCACAGGAATCCAGAGCATGATGTGCATCCACCAGAACAGCTTCCGGAACACCCACTACAACCTCCGTCGCAGTTATCTGTGCATTGCGCTCCACAATGCGAATTGCAGTCTCCTTCGCAGCTGTTTACGCAAGACTGTTTACAGTTTGCGAAGCAAGCAACCCCTCTGCAACTATCCTGACAGCTTGACGCACAATACGAATCGCACTTATCAACGCACCGTCCTGTGCAATCATCTGCGCAAGTGGCGTCGCAGCTACCGGAGCAGCTACCGGAACAGCCATCACAGCCGCCTTTGCATCCTCCCTTGCAGCCCGTCTTGCAGCCATTGGTGCAGTCATTTGCACAGCTTGCCGTGCAGGTCGTGTTGCAGGTGTTGGTGCAGTTTCCTAAACAGGTGTTGCTGCACGACCCCTGGCAAGTTCCCCTGCAAGTAGCCGTGCAGTCATTCGCACAATTTGCCCGGCAAGTTCCTACACACCCTCCGCCACAGCTGCCGGTGCAGCTGGTACAGGACGTGTTGCAGCCATTGGAGCAAAGCCCCGTGCACTGCCCGCTGCACCCGGTCGCTGTTGCAGTTTCCGGGATATTGCTCAGTGTGCTTACCGTTGCCGCTGCTTGCGCAAGCCCCGATGCTGCAACTTGGTCTCCCCGCGCCGGTGTCGTTGCACCGCCCTGAACGGCATCCACCAGACGGGTGATTTTCTGGATGTGTTCTGCATCCACGCTCACGCCATCCGCCGGGGTCACATTGTACTGGTACGCCGTTCCCCTATATGCCGCCATGCTGCCAACAGACTGTCCCTGTGCGGTGCCTTCTGTCTTGCCGCGCCGACCGATCTCTGCGTCTATCAGGCTTTTCAGAGCGAGAAAATCTTCGTTGGAAATGAACTGTCCTCTCTCCGGCATCCTCTCACCCCCTTACTCGGACACGGATGCGGCGTTCATCTGTCCGGTCATCGCCTTCCACTGCATAGCCAACAATGCACTCTGCTGGAGCAAACTCCCCTGCGCAGGCTGCCCGGCCAACGCCTGGCGTGCCCGAAGGCAAAATTAAATCCCCAGTCTTCACTCTGCCGGTCACGCGCACTCTGACGCGCCCTGCAAGGGAAACGGGGATATACTTTTCTATGTTAGCTTTGAAGTTGTCGTCTTTCTCGTCCGGCGTATCGCCGCCAATCAGGTATGCATATTCGTCCGTGTGCACGCCTACAACGCGATCCATCTTTCCAATCGCCTTGATATACCGTTCTGTCTGACTGCTCACATCCAGCGCAATGATATCTCCCGGCTTGGTATCGCACCCACGGGGAAACCATTCGGCGTAGTCGTTATAGACCGCACCATACACTTTGCGGAAGTTCGCCGTGCCATCAGCGGTGATGTAGTAGGTGTTGTCGCCACCGAAGTATGTAGGCTGCTGGAACCGCACCGCGCCCGTAAAGGTGCCGCCAGACGTTGGCATTGCACCCAGATTCGCCAGCGCCCGTGTTGCGGTCTGGGCACCGGTGCCGCCGCGAGAAATAGGGAACGTTCCGCTGGTCACATCATCCGCGCTGTGCTTGTGATCCTTTGCTGCGGCTGAAATATCCGCAGCGGAAATGTTGTGCGGGTTCTTTGCTGAAAGGTGTGCGATGAAGGCAGCGATTGCCGTGCGAATCTTCCGCAGGATATTCCCCAGCTTTTCGCCGGAAGCGATATTCTGCACATCGTAGGAGCCATCCGTCTTCATAATGTAGTCATTTGAGAACACCGGCTGTTGGTTCGTCGGGGTAACATTGGGCACATTTCCCAAACCAACCTGCTCAGCCGTAACATGGTGCGGATTGTTGTGGTCAGTGATGTGGTCTTTCAGGTCTTGCTTGCTGGCATACCCGGAATACTCGCCCAGCGTTGCCGTCACCTGCTCTGCATCACCAACCGCAACTACCATGTGGAAGGTTTCCTGTACCGTCATGTCGCCGCTCTCCGGCGGCACAACGGCGGCTTCGTTTCCTGCATTGGCATACGCATACAGGATTTCTCCATCGTTCGGGTCGTTGGCGAAGATACCAATTTCCCGGGCAATCAGCTTTGATTTCAGACCGCTGTTCGTGTAGGTGGATTCCAGCACGGCGCAGTTTGCGGACAGCTCAATGCTGTTGATCTGCATATTGGCTACCAGATGCACAAGATTTTTCAGGTCACGCGGTTTTTCCGGCGCAACGCCATCGCCCAGCGCAAATTTCGTGAAATTGATTGCGGTGCCATTCAGAGCTTTCACGATCAAAGCTCTGCCCGCATTGGTCAGGATCAAACTTGGAAAAAACATCGTTTCCCCCTTTTAGTCTGTCAGGATGTTCCCGTCTGCGTCCAGAAGGGCGTTTTCGTCTGCATCTACAAGCCAGCTGAATACGCTCTCTCCGTCTGCCGTCACGCCAGACCACTTTCCCACGGCAACCGATGCAAAACCAAAGAACAGCTTGTGCATTTCCTCTGTGGAAAGCTGCAACATATCCAGATGGGCACTTGCCCGCTTTACATGGCTGAGAATGTCCAGCATCTCCTCAATGTCGATGGGGCCTTCTGCCTTGATTTTGATTCGGAAACACCCGGGCGTTCCTTGATACTCAAACCATTCCCGCACCGTCGCGTCGCCGTACAGGTCACGCATCACATCTTCCACCGCCGCTTTCGTGCCAACGGTCATATAATAAGGTAGCGATGCTTTTACAAGCCGCCGTTTCGTTTCAATGTCGTAGTCCTGCCTGTAGCGCGGTGCCCGGAACTGTGTTGCCAGAATATCCAGCAGTTCATCCGATGCCTGGTCGATACCTGTATAAACCTTCGCATTGTCTGCAAAATCTAAGATCAGAAGTGTCAGATCATGCCATGCATCCGATACAGACTGCACCCATTGCTGTTCTGCAACGCTTTTCGGTAGCAGGTCGGTCAGCTGGGCATTGCGAAGATCAGTCATCTTCCAATCCTCCGTAAACAACCTTGCAGGTGGTCAGCTTCGGAATCTCAGCGCTGCCAACCACAACGTCGGTCGGCGCGGTGATTTTCACTTTCTTTGCTCCGGCGTTTTTGATTTGTGCAATCAGTTCCGCCGGGTCAATGTCCCTGCCCATGGTGCGCTGCCACACCTTGTAGTTTTCAATGGCTTCATTTACTGCATTCTGTACCGTGACAGCGATTTTCGATTTGCTGCGAGCAATAGTATAGGTCACGTCAATGCTGTACTCGATCTCGGTCGGGGCTTTGCAGTTCACATAGTCCGTCATGGGGCGGCGTGCATCATCACGCAGATTTTCTTCCATGCTCTCACAATCGCTTTTGCTCGGCAGGGTTCCGTCCTGCAATGTAAAATAAATATCCACCACGCAAGGTGATGGACTTTCCACTGAAACATCTTTCACATCGTTCCGCCATGCCTTGGCGAAGTATTCATACGAATCCGGCGGACCGGCACAGCTGTATGTAGAGGGCACCAGATATGTTCTCTCCGTCAGCGAATCATCGCTTTCAATGTCGGTGCCGCCGCTGCTGGCGGTAATGTTCACCGCTGATGCAACATAGGGAATGGGGTCCACCAGCTGATTGATCTGCCCTTCCTCAATGCCAGACGATGCCGCGCCTTCCTCTGCGGCTTCTGCTTCCACGTCCGCATACTGCGAACCGGGCGCGATTTCCGCATAGTCCATCGTGGCAAAATAAATACCGTCCTGCGTTCTAACGCGGGTCTTCGCCGGAATGCCTACGGCACCGGGTTGTTTTGCATCCGCCAGAGTAAACCGGATCGTCACCTTTGCTTTTTCTGCCGGCCGCCGGGTCAGGCCGTAGTTTCCGGCCAAATCGTCCAAATCATCGTGTGCCGAATATTTCAGCAACATCCGTTTCGGGCCAGCATCAACGTATTGCAGGATTTGATATCCAAGCAGCGTCATAGCTTTCAGCACCAGCGCTGGGACACTCGCGGGATAAATAACCGGTGTCTGCCCGGTCGCGCCCTGCATGGATCGGCTGAATCCGTTCTTTGTCAGTTCTTCAACCTCCTTCATGGTCAGGTTGTCGATAAAACTGATATCCGGCAGGTCTTTAAGCTGGGCAATTTCAGACACTTCGCAGCACCACCTTCGGAATTAAGATTCCCTGTCCCTCTTTTGGGGTGTCCCATTCCACATGGACCACCTCAACGCGGGGTTCATACTTTTTTGTTTTGCGGACGATCTCTGCCGCCATCAGCGCTTTTGCGGCACCCATAGGCCGGTCTACGGCATCCATGGAAAGTCCGAAGTCCCGGTCAAGTCCCTGCTCTCCGGTTCTTGCAGAGTACAGCACTTTCAGGCATTCGCAGATATCCTCTGCATCATCCATGTTGGATGATGCAAGTTCAATTTTTGCTTCTCCCAGTATCATGCGTATTCCTCAAATGATAAGTCGATCTTGCAGCGTACCAGCCGCCCACCGGATGTTACGCAATCCCACTTGTCGGAAGCGTCCGTCAGCTTGAACAGGCACATCCCGACCGGTTCATTTCCGATGATGAGGTAATCAACCGTGCCGTTCTTGGCCATTTGCTGGATTGTGGTCAGCATTTCGCGGGGCTTCACTCCAAACTGGGCATCCAGCGTGACCGTAAACTTGTACGACATCAGCTTTTCCCCGGTCTTCTCGCTTTTTGGCTTTCCTCCGGTGGTGTTGTGGGTTGCCCATTCACTGCCGGTGCTGCCCTCAATATTTTCCAGCGTGAACACTTTTTTGCTGTTCACGGAGAAAACCAGATTGCCAAAGCACCCAACCTGCATACTGTGCCCTCCTGCGGTTTACGTCGGCTTTACTGTATCGCCCATGCCTCCGGCATGGAGCGGCAGCGTATACTTGTGCGTGTGGTTTACCAGACTGATCCCGCTGATTACCGCATCGCCGCCACTACCTGTGATGTTGACTGTTCCGCCATCAATGGTGATGGTGGGTGCATTCATACTGATTTGAGAACCGCCCACGATCTGAACGGTGCCGCCCTGAATCGTGACGGTGCAGCTTCCCACTTTCACGGTCAGCTTCCCTTTCACTTCCAGTTCAGCATTTCCGTCAACGGTTTCCGTTTTGTTCTTCTTGGTTTCCGACTTCGTGTCGCCCTCATTGTGGAAGGTGGCTTTCTTTCCGTCATAGCGGAAATAGCACTTTCCCGGTTCGTCATCGAAGTCCTGCCGGTAAAGGTTTTTGTCACCCTCCGGGGGCTTTTCGTTTTCTCCAAAGACAGTGCCCATCACCACGCCTTCTTCTGATCCGTTGGAATTATGCGCCACTACAACGATATCTCCGACCTTCGGCATCTTGTACCTGGCATTTGCCAGCATCGGGATCATGTCCGTCACGCTGTCTTCCCGGTCTTCGTACACGATTTCCATACAGCCGGTTTCGTAGTTGATGTTTGACACCTTGCCGAAGCGGATCGTATCTGCCATCAGGTAACACCCCCAATGTCCTTTGCATCGACCCAACCGGTCACATTCTTCCCCACTGGCGTTTTGCCGCAGCGGGAAGCAAGGTTCGTGATCCGGTATCGCCCTGCCACATTGATACCGTCATACAGGAAATACTTTCCGCTCACCTTGCGGACCGGCTTCTTGTCCACGCTGGTGTAGTAGAGCGGGGCATTGTTCAGCGTGACCTCCTTGCCGTTGGTTTCGTCCTTGTCTTCCTCGGCTCCGGGGATTTTGCTGCATTCAAAGGACTGATCCATTCCTCCGCCCCTGCTATAATCCGGTGATACCTTGTCGATGAAGTATTTACCGGACAGCTTTCCATATCCTGTAATCTCGATGGTCTGGCTCTCGCACAGTTCGATTTGCGCCAAAGCCAGTTTGAACTTGATTTTCGTTGCGCCGTGATTCGCATTGTCCATCGCGGCTTGCAGACGGCGTTCTGCGTCGGCAGGGCTGGACGCATATTTGGATATGCGTTTTGTCCTGCCGTTCTTGCCGATCTCCGCCCTGATTTTGATTTTCTTGGTCTGGTTGGAATACTCCCAGATACCATGCGTGTATGTCCCATCGAACCCATCACTAAAACTGAACGACCCCGGCACGATGTCCGCCCGGTCGATGGTCGCCACCGTCTTTTTCTGCTTGTAAGCTTCTCGGTCATAAATCCACAGCTTCTTTGAGTACGCTTTCAGGATCAGGCCGTAGTCTTTGCAAAGCTCGTTCAGAAAAGCACTGTCTGTTGCCTTCTGCTCTCGCTTTACGATTTCTGCGTCCTTTCCATCAAACCCCAGTTCAAGCGAGTACCGCCCGGCAATCGTCTGAGCAATTTTCTTGACGCTGGTGTTTTTCCAGATATATTCCCGGTCTTCCTCCGAAAAATCGGTATCGTTTGGTTTCGCCGTGGCGCTGATGGTCATGGTACAAGGGGCATCGCTGTAGCTGATATCGTCCACCGTCATAACACCGCCGTTCATCTGCCCTTCCTGTCCTTCATCGGGCCAGTTGTGGGTAAAAAATGTTACATCCAGTGTTGAGCCTTTTGTGGGCATCCACTTATTCAGCCATTTGTCTTCCATCGCATTGATGGTCACACTCACGCTGTTGCTGTTATCTGCCGCATTGCCTTCGTAGGAAATGCTTTCGATATCTGCCGAAATATCCTCTGTGATGTCCTGTTCGTTATAGATCAGCTTCACGCTTGCGCTTCTCGGTTCCATCAACTCACCTTCCACGGCGGCAGGCTACCGCTCTGTTCCTCCGTAAGTGCCGGGGTTTTCAGAACGACCCCGGAATCAAATCGAAAAGTTCCGACCTGTTCCGGGTTTGCCTGCATCAGGATATCGGCGCAGTATTCATCGCCGTAAACTTTCTTGGCGATCACGTCAAACGTGTCACCACTCACCGTTATGTACGGCACTGTCCGTCACCTCACCTGCTGTATGCCACCTTGTTATGTTTTCTGAAATACTGATCCAAGAACTGCTCGAACAGCTTGAACAGTTCCTTTGTCTTTCGGGTCACTTCCGCCGGGTCAGCATCGCCAGAAATTGTGATGTTCGGCGAGAACACGATCTGCGGCATACTGCCGTCATTGTCCTGCACGCCCAGCATTTGTCCTGCCATGCGCCAGATATCAATGTTCTGCTGCCGCACACCGCGCTGGAAGGAAATAACCGCTTCGGTTCCAGCTTCACCTGCGATAGACGGTCCGTTGGTAAAGCCACCCTGCGCAAACTGCGGCATGGCAACTTCGGACAAGTTAAAGCCGAAAGTTTTTCCCGCGAACACCGGCGACCAATCCGGCACCGTAAAACTTATCCTGTTTAGTGCGCCGATGATGCCATTGACGACCTTGATCGTCACAGAAACAATGCTCTGGATCAGACTGATAATTCCCATGATGACCGGTTCCACGATGGGCAGTAGCGTTTGCACGATGCCGACCACGACTTTCACTGCATTCACCAGCGCTGTGCCGACCAACGACACCACCGATGCCAGCAGCGGGATCAGCGCAGGAAGTGCCTGCGTCGTCATAAAGTTAAAGACTTCCAGAATCAGCGGTTTCAGGTAGTTTACGCCCAAGTCTACCAGCTGACCTACAATGCCAGCCACCGACTGGATCAGCGGGATAAACATTCCGAAGGCGTTGCCTGCGCCCTCGCCAAATGTCTGCGTGATAAAATCTTTGATGCCTGCCAGTCCTTCCGGTGAAAGCGCCTGCTGAATCGTAGCGCCGACGTTCTGCACTGCGCCAACAAAGCCATCAAAAACCGCAACGCCCTGTTCGCCGAAGGTGTTCTGCACAAGTCCCCGGATGTTGTCCAAGTGGTCGCCCAGAATGCTGAACAACGCGATGATGGTGCCAATCGCCACGATGACCGGACCGGTGGAACTAAGCATTCCAAGGAACACCTTGCCCATGCCTAGAAACGGCGAAGCAGCACCTTTTGCGATGCCGCCCACGTTCAGACCGCCTTTTCCAAATACCGATCCAGCGCCCGCACCTATTACCTTCAGCAGACTACCCGAACTGTTAATCTCATTCAGCACAGCCTGCTTTGCGTTTGCGGGAATATTTTTTACGTTGTGTGCCCATCCAAAGACAGGAAGCGATTTGATAAGACCCGGATTTGCGCGAAGGTCTTTGATACCTGCCAGCATTGAACCGCCAAATCCCTTTGCTTTTCCAAGGAGTTTTGCGCCACCTCCTTTTGCTTTTCCTAACCCAGAGGACAGGAAGCTGGCAACGCCTTTCACGCCTGTTTCAATTTTTGGAGCAGCGATCATGCCGCCCCATGCGGCAGCTACCGCCGAAGCGATACCCGCCACCTGCGGTCCATTTTGAGACAGGTACTTGAACAGTGCTTCTATTTTCGGCATGATTTTGTCAATGCCTGCCAGCACCGTGTCCATCAGACCATCTATTTTTGGCATGGCATCCGACAAAAAATCTTTCGCGTAGGGCAACAGTTTCATGCCGACCTGCTGCGCAAAGACAGATACCTTGTTGGAAGCAATGCCGAACATATCATTCCAGTTGTTTATGCTGGTCATAAACGCCCGGTCTGTCGCGCCATCCGCATCCTGTAATTCCGAAAGTTTCTGCTCGTACACATCCATGGTGTTCAGGATGCCTTGTGCGGCTTTCAAATCACGCATGGAGAACAGGGCAGCAAACTTCGTTGCGTCACCGCCTGCGTACTGCCCCAGTTTCTTAATAGTTCCGCCCAAGCCTTCCTGCTGAACCATTGCATAGGCTGACTTGTAGCCCAGACTTTCCACGGCCTTTGATAGTGCCTTGGACGGTTTCAGCATCTTTGTGTACAGGGTGTTCAGAGCTGTACCCACGGTATCGGTATTGCCGATAACACCGGTCAAGGTTGCGAATCCGGCATACAATTCCTCTTGTGAAACGTGAAGGGTAGCGGCGGAGCCAGACGCTTTCTGGATTCCGTTTGCCAGTTCCGGCATGGTTGTTTGTCCAAGTCGGATCGTTTCAAAGGACAGATCGGAAACGTGGGTGACAGCCCGCGCAGAGGTGTCCCCGTATGCCTTCGTAACGGCAGCCAGTGCGTTTACCGTGTCCACGGTTTCCGCCTGACCTGCGATTGCCGCCTTCGTTGCGGTTTCCAGAATACTTGCCGTATCGGCTGTGTCCTGGAACGCAGAAATGACCTGATAGGAACCAGCAGCTATTTCGGTCGATACTCTGCCCGTTACGCGGGAAATGTTCATCACATCCTGCGTAAGTTCCGTCGTGCGGGCTTTCGTTTCGTCTGCGGTGCCGGTCAGCAGCGTTCTGGTCTGCGCCATTGCCTTTTCCACGTCCGCCGCCTGTTTCCCGCAGGTAGCAGCCACACCCACCACAGCCGCCGTCACGCCAACCAGCGCAGCGGCGGAAGTTTTCGCAAAGGTGCTCACGCCCCGCGCCAGCCCCGAAGTCTGATTTTTGGCAGTTTTGATTGCCGCTGTCAGCGAGTTATCGACTTTACCCGCAATGCGGATGCTCAGTTCTAGCGCGTTGCTTTTTGCCATTGCTCTTGCATCTCCTGTATGTCTTTGCAGGTTTCAAGAAATTCCGTGACCGGCATTCCCATAAAGAAGTCAATGCCCGTGTGTGTTGCGCTGGCTGCTGCAACGGCAAGTTTACGCAGCGATTTCGCGCTGGCGTTTACTCGAAAAAACTTGCAGCGTTCACCGTACCGCGAACCTTCACCGCTTCATGCAGCGGCAGACCCGTGAAAAACTCCATCGGCTTGCCGGATGCGCGGGCGGCCAGAGCGCAGGAGTAGGCAAAGAAGTTCTTCATGTTCACGGAGTAGATTCCGGTTTTCAGCACTTCGTTTTCCGCCTTGGAAACATCAATGCTGGTCAGCTCTTCTACACCGGACAGATCGATTTCACTTACAGTTTCGCCCTTGAAACTGTAAGGCTTATCCAGAACGACTACGCCGTCCTTTGCCTGATCTTTCACGGCAAAAGCTTCCTGAACCGCTGTGCGCACTTTGGAACACATAGCGATGGGCATAGCGTTGAAGAACTCCACCGGCTTGCCGGATGCGCGGGCGGCCACCTCGTCCAGAAATGCCTGCGATGCTTCCGGCGCATACAAGATGACCTGATCTTCTCCGTTGCCGATGACTTCTTTCTGCGCATCAATGGCATCCTGCATGGTCAGACCGTCCAGACCGGACAGGTCGATGCTGGTGTATTCTTCATCTTCAAAGACATACGGCTTTTTCAGTTCGATCACATTTTCCATTTCGGGTTATCCTTTCTTTTCAAAAAATCAGCCACCCCGAAAAAATCAGGGTGGCCGTTCATCAGGTCATAAGTTTCAGGTCTGCCAGCATATCAACGCCATTTACGCGGTAAATGTCGTTGAGTTTGTCCACAGCGATCAACTCTTCACCGCCGCACTCCATCTTGTAGCGCGTGGTTTCAATGGTCACGCTTGCTTCCATCTGGCTGCCTGCTTCCAGCGAACCGCCCTTGAAGCCCTTGACCATGCCGCCTTCCACAATGCGCATCTGGCGCATTGCGGAACCGCCAGAACGAAGTGCCACCTGCTGTGCACCGCGATAGGTCAGGTTCACATTCATGCCCTGCTGCAGCAGGTAGGCCATATCGTTGTCCAGAAGAGCCAGCGGGATTTCATGCTCTGTTGCTTCCCACTGGCCCGGCGTCGGGCTATCGATCTCGCCGCTCACGCCAGCGCCGGACATGGTGCTGGTCTTCATCTTGAACTCGGGCGTATCAACCTTGCTGGTCACGCCGATCTTGCGGCCGTTGGAGTATACATTGAACTTTGCGATTTTATCAGGAACGTAAAGGCTGCTCATAGTTTCCCCTCCTTCCTTATGCCGTCATCGCTTTGGTGATGGCGTTGATATCAAACTCCGTGATGGATTCGATATCCTCTGCGGGCAGATACATTGCCAGATACTTGTGGAAGTACAGCTTGCCATCGGCAAGGGTCTGGTCGGTGTTCTCACTTGCAAGGAACATCATTTCATACCGGGCGCAAATCTCAGCGGAAATGTAGCTGGCGCCGATGGTGTTCTGCTGGTCAATCACCGCTTCACGCAGACGGGGATTGGCACGCATATCCACATTGCCAAAGTTCGTGAGGATGAAGTTGTTGTCATCATAGCTCATGAACCGCCGGGCAGAAATGAACCGGTCTTTCGGGTCCGTGTTGTTCGGATAGGCGACCGTGTTATTGCCCCACAGCCTGAACCCGTTAAAGTTCAGGAAGGTGACGATGCCATTGCCGTTCACCTCGTTTGCCTGATCCAGATCCAGCAGAATTTCCTTGCCGTCCTCCGTGCAGATCGACGTTGCGGCAACTGCAATGTTGGACTGCGGCGGCATGGGAATACCATCGTTCTCCGCATCCTGCCGGGCAATGTATGCCGCAGCAAATGCGGTCGGGCTGTACAGCACCTCGCCAACCTTCGGGCAGCCCCAAACAGCTGCACAGTTGGGTGAAGTAAGTGCCTGCTTCGTCTTCTGGGTCCGCACATCGGAATACTTCTGTGCGCCGGTGGCAGAGCTGTCCAGATCGACCCAGCAGAACAGCCGCCAAATGCCGTTGAGCATCGTGGTCTTCGCCTGCATGATAGCCGCGCAGGTCGGGTCCTTACTGAACCATGGAGCGATCAGGTTGCCGGGCACAATGCCCAGCTTGGGGAAAATCTGGCGCAGACATTCCATGCCGGTTTCCTTGCCCGCTGCGTCCACGCTGCCGATGATGTCAGCGCCCGTCACCTTTTCCGGGGCAATGCGCTTGCCAGAAACCGTGACCTGTGACTTGCCCGCGCCCTTGCCGGACGGCAGGATCACCAGTGTAACCGTGCCGTCATCATTGAATGCGGCGGTGTAGTCGGTGCCGCTTTTCAGCGCCACATCATCAGCCTTGACCACCAGCTTATCCAGCAGCAGGCCGATGGTATCAAGCTGAACGGAACCACTGTTCACCTGAAAAGAGCGCTCCACAACATCGGCGGTGTGCTCCGTTTTTGTGGGATCCAGAACGTTGATTACGATCACAGGGGACACATTCACGATCTGGAAGGATGCAGACAGAGCGCCGCAGATCGTGTAGCTTTTGAAGTCACTGCTGTAGCCAACAAGGCTTTTAGCTTCTGCCATCGTGTGGCACAGCAGCGGCACGTTGGATGCATTGTAAGGATCATCCGCCAAATTGACCGGAGCCACACCCACAACCACCTGAACGCCAGCATCGCTTTCCAGCGGTGCCTTTACGCTGGATGGGACTTCGCTTACATATACGCCATGACGATATGCCATCGTTTATCCTCCTTACAGCTCTGCTTTGAGCTGCTCATAAATGACCCGCTCTGCCGTCTTGGGCTGGCCCTGAACTTCGGGCTGTTCCATCCGCGCACGGGTTTCCGCCACCTTGTCGTAAGGAACGATAAGGCTTTCTGCCATCGGGTGCTGCTCAATAAATCTCTTCATGGATTCAGGCAGTTCCCCGCTGAAACTTGTGTACTGCCGCGCCACGCCACGGACGGAAGGTCCGCAGTATACACGGGTTCTTGCTTCGTTTTTCATACCATATCCTCTATCTCTGGGTCTGTTGCTGGGTCTGCATTCGGGACTGTGCAGGTCATTTGCACAGCACCAAAGTAGTACGGGTGATAGTCGTCCTTCGACATCTGTGCACGGATTTTCCCCTGTACGGTACACGCCCTGCCGAACCTCGGCACCGCCCTGAATCCTTTCATGATATCCGTTGCAATGTTCAGAACATCTCGGTAGCCCTGCCGTTTTAGCCCGGTGTCATACGCGCAAATGTACATCGTCACATCAACTTCCATCGGCGTGTCGCCTTCCGGCGAATCCATATCACCAATTTCTGTAATGATGTAGGGCGCAAATGCTGCTGGGGTATCAACAGCATCGTCCCGTCCTGTGTCGATGGGCAGGTCTTGTTCAAAGAAATTCAGTTCCTTTTCCCCGCCGGGTCCGCAGTATGTTTTTCCTTTGAAGATTTTTTGAAGCGTCTGGTTCAATGCAATCTGCATCATATAAGGGGTCATGGCAAGCATTTCTTCTGTCATTACCTCGCCCCCTTCTTCGCTGCCGCTCTGGCAAGCGTTTTCTGGATCGACGCTTCAAGCTTCTTCTCCAAGGTGTCCTGCACATCCGGCTCTACCTGTTCCCAGATTACATGATGCATAGCCGCTGCCGAAGGGCTTCCCATGGATTGCAGCGTTTCCACGTTGCCATCTTTGTTCCGCCAGCGCGGTGCGCCGGATTTCTTTGTGACCGTGTTATGGCTGCTGGAACCAATGACGCGCTGCACCATGCCAACGTGCCCGCTGGCAAACTCCACCAGAAAGCCTTTACTCAGGTTTCCCTTGCCGGTCAGCCGCTTCATGCTGCCAGATTTCAGAACTTTCGCTCTGAAATGTGCCGGGGCATTCGCCACATCCTGTCCGACATACGGTCTTGACGGGATAGTTTTGAAATAGCCCAGATCATTTTTCATTGCGTCTTTCTGTCCCGGTCCGCCAATGTGCAGCTCTGCGCCTAAATCGGATACCCTCGCCTTCTTCCTGATTTTTAAATCATTCAGGTGGCGGCGGCCGGCGCTGTTTACTGCATACCGTGCTTTCGCTTCCCGGATCATCACCTTGCGGGCATCCTTTGCGGTTTCATTGACCGCGTTTCGGATAACCAAAGGTGCTTTCTTTCCAAGGTTGCCCAGGGCGTTTGCAACGTCCTTTTCGCCGATCAGCTCAATTGTTAAGTTGTCGGCATTGTACCGTGCGTAGCTCATTGCCTTCTCCGGTCTATGGTTATCACATAAAGTCCCTGCTGCTCGTCAAAGTTCTGGATCGTCAAGTCTGCACCGTCTACCTGAATGGGATTTCCGATTTTCGGTTTCTTGCCAAAGTCCCCCGCCTTGACATATAGCTTTTTGCTTGTAGTGTAAATCTGCGTGCCGAAGCTCTGTCGGACACCGCCCTCCCAATGTCCGCCACTTTCTTTCAGCGTATCATTGGAGATCACGGCCTTCATCTTCTGCCCATTGATGGTGTGTTCTTCTGCGAAGATATCATCATCCAAAAAAACAGCGTCAATGTCTTCTGCAAGCAGTTTTTTGAAGTCTGACATTTTCTTTCCTCAAAAAGATGCTCCCCGCCGGGTATTGGCAGGGAGCATTTTCTTTAGCAGACCTCAGCCACCAGCCAGCTGTCCACCTTATCGGGGATGGGCAGCGGGTGAGACTGGACTTCCATCATGCGGCGGTCGGGATGATGCTCAACATAGGAGCGCAGCAGACGGGCGGTCTGAGCGCTGACCCACTGCTGGGAAGCATCGTCGATGTAAGTGCACAGGCCATAGCCCAGCAGGTAGTTGGGTGCATGGTTGATGAGCAGCACCTTATTGTCTGCGACGAGGGGATGGGTAGCTGGGCGCTCCGGGTCGGTCCAGTCGTCCAGATAGTGCTCATCGTAGCAGTAGATGTCCAGAGCAGGGTCGTTCAGATGTCCGTAGTAGGTCAGACCGTTCGGGAGCTGCTTGACGTTGATTGCGCCGTAGCCGTAGTTCTTGGTGTCAAGGCGGCTGCGGATGTCAAGGTCGGCGAGGAACAGACCAAGCGCTTTCCAGCCCATGACGCACATATCGACATTGGCAAAGCCATTCACGGCAACCTCGTGCTTCCAATCACGGAGGTTGTCCGCGATTGCTGCCTTGTCACCGCCCCAGACTGCCGTGCCGGTCAGCTTCTTCTTGTTGGTGAATCCGAAGTCCACGATCTCGTTGACACCCTCGCCGACAATGGGAATCTGCCCGGTCATAATGGCCTGTGCGCACATCCACTCTTCGCGGCGGATCACGGAATCATTCAGACGGTTATACTCTTCCACCTGCTTCTGCGCTGCCCGCTGTGCAGGAGTCATGCCGCTGTACATCTCTTCGCCAGGCAGACGGTTCATAAGCTGGTCCGCGGTCGTGATGTCATAGGGGTTGATGAGGGGTGGCTTATAGCTCATAGTCTCGTAGCCAGCCGAACTCAGCACCTTCGCGCCATTGCGAGGATGGACGAACGCAGCCATGCGACGGTCGCCCTTCACCAGATCGAAGTCGATGGCCTTGGTCGGGAAAACATGGACATTGGTGAAAAAGGTGTCACGGAAAAAGGTGTACACCGGAGGTGCAAGGCGCACGACTTCGGCGAGGTATCGCGGGGTATAGATGTTCACTTCGTTAGGCATATCGTTTCCCTCCTTTCCTTACTTCAGGAAAATGCCGATGTTACGGAACGCCACTTCGAGCGAAGCGGCGGTCACGCCAGTTTCCAGTGCCAGCCGGTCAGCGAAGAACTCGCCGGTCAGGTAAATCACAGCATCCTCGCCAGATTTGAAATCCTCGGTGGTGATGCCGTACAGGCCGGTCGTACCGTCTGCCTTTGCCACGGGGGCCGCCTTGCCGGAGCTGTCCAGCTTGACCGGCGCGCCTGCTTTCAGGGCTGCGGCAGCTTTCTTGATGGCAGTAGTAACTCGAATGTCCGTGCCTGCCAGCAGGTATTCCGGCTCACACGAAAACTTCTCAGGCGTAAGATTCATGCTCATAACAATTCCTCCTTACTTCTTTTTGCCGATGGAGCGCAGGGCGTTCATGTACACGTCTTCCTTAGGATCACCGGTGCCGCCGGTTACATCGTTTGCGCCGCTGGTCTTGGCATCATCGTGAAGACCCTTGGCCTGATCCTGTGCCTTCTTGCGGGCAAACTTGGCAACTTCCTTCGCATACGCGGTGGCATCCATGGGATGCTCACCATACAGGGCATCCTGCATGACCTGTTCCATGCCGGGCAGTGTCATATCCTGAATGTCCTTGATGCGGGCACGCTCACGGGTGATTGCGTCCACGGCAGCACTCTGTCTGACCTCGTTGACCATGACAGGGTACGCCTTTTCCAGATCGTTCTTGTCCTTGATATCCATGGTTTCTTCCTCCTGTGTTCCGGGCGTTCCCGGATTTTCTGCATTAGAAAAGCCGCCGGGTGCTTTTGCACCCATGCGGCTTTTAACAAAATCAGGGACCTTATCGAACAGCAGCCCCATACCAATGCTGTTGACGAACAGCTGGCCGTTCCGGTTCTCCACCACGGCATCCTCGCCTTCGCTGTCCACTTCATCGACAAATCCGTTTTCTTTGGCTTCGCTGGCTGTCCACCAGCTCGTTTCATCCATCCACTTCCCGCACTCGTCCACTGTCTTTCCGGTCTTCTTAGCGTACAGCGCAACAATGTTGTCCCGGATGGTGTCCAGCGCTTTCAGGCAGTTCCGCATATCTGCGGCTGTCAGGAAGTCACAAATGCCCATGCTCGGCGGATGAACCATATAGCTGCCGTCTGCGGCAGAAACAACCTTGTCTGCATGGCAGGCAATGATGGTGGCTGCGCTTGCGCACAGACCGTCGATGTGAACGGTAACAGTAGCGCTGTTGCGTTCCAGCATATTGCCAATGGCTTGTGCGGCGAATACATCGCCACCGCCAGAGTTCACATAGACTGTGATCTCTTTTACATTGCCCAGATTGGCAAGGTCTTCTGCAAACTGCTTCGGGGTGACGGCATCGCCCCACCAGCTTTTTTCTGCGATATCGCCGTAAAGCAGAAGTTCCGCTTTCTGGTCATCATCGGCCAGATTGCGGAACTTCCAGAAGTGCTTATTTACGGTTTTGGTCGGCGGTGTTTCCGCCTGATTCACGATTCGGAACATTTCCTTCTTTCGCAATATCGTCCACCTCCTTTTTCATCTTTGCTTCAATGACCCGCTGGCGAATGTTCATCGCATAGCTGCCGCCGTTCATGGTTGCGGTTTCCTGATCTGCTGTCGAGAAACCGTTATCCACACGCTTCACAGCTGCATCCACTTCCTGCACCGGGTTCAGGTTGGTTCTCGCCGGACCGTTCCAAGTACAGGACGTGTATGCTTTTCGGATTGCCGGGTCATCAAAAAATCCCGGTGCAGAAACGCGGCCGCTGGCAACGGCTTCTGTCAGCCATTCTTCATAGATTGGCTGGCAGAAATCATCCACGAACCATGAGCGCATCATATCGCAGGTGCGCCAGAACTCGTTCAGGGCACCACGCGCTGCACTGTAACTTGCGGTAAATTGCTTCATCAGCACTTCGCTTGGGATTTCCAGCGCTGCCGCAATCTGTTTGATGATGGCGGCGGAGAAATTATCAAAGCCCGTGTTCGGGTGCTTTGGGTCTGCAAATTCCACCTTCTCTCCCTCGTTCAGGTCGATGATTGCGCCAGACCCCAGTTCAATGGTGCCCCGATCCGCCGCGTCGATTTGCTGGTTCGGCGGGATCACCTCACCCAGCGGACGGCCAACGGACGGGTTGTCTTTCGTGATAAACACGGTGAACATCGCGCTGATGACCGCTGCTGTGATTTCGGCATCCGTATACCTTCCAAGCTGTTTCAGCGCTTCCAGTACCGGTGCCAGCAGCGGCACGCCGCGCCGCTGCCCGGAACGTTCCCGGTTCATGATGTGCAGGATATTCCTTCGCCCTGTGTTCGCACCGTATGCTTCCACCCTCTGCCACTTTAACGGCTCCGGTAAGGCGTACAGGCTTGACAACGGATGCTGGTTACAAATCCAGTAGGCGATCACCATGCCGTTGCTATCCGTTTCCACGCCCTGCACAATGCTTTCTACCGCCTTATCGTCTACGATGCAGGGAAACAGCCGGTCTTCCTGATCCGGGCTACACACCCGGTCAGCTTCGATCAGCTGCACACGCAGGTCATACGGTTGCCCCACGCTCTCCCGCATTGGCAACACGGCGAATGCATCACCGTTCATCATGTAGGCAAGGAAGGCAAGCTGCTGTAGCTTGTAGAAGTTATCCATCCGGTCAGCATCGCAAAGCGGGCTGTCTGCCCACAGCGAAAATTCCCGGATGATCTGCATCTGCAAATCGTTTGCCTGTTCCGGGGTCATCCCCAGAAAGTCCGCGTCGATTTGCGGCGATGGGGTCAAGCCGCCAGCCACAACATTTGTGCGCAGAGTTTTAAGTGCGCCGGTAGCAATGGGCACACCCATATAAGCATCGCGGCTTCTTTCGCGCAGGGTTTTAAGGTTATCTTCGATATCCTCTTTCGCGCTGCCGCCAGCGAACTGCCAGCCGCGCATAGATTTTTTGGTCGTGGATGCGCCGTAGTTGCCATAGCCAGAATTGATAAAGCGCAGGCTTTCCCGCGCTACCGCCCGGCGCAGGGCGTGTTCCGGGGCAACGGCGGCAATCGCACGATCCATGAGGTTCATCTTACCCATGCCGTCCTCCGTCAAATATCACGCGCCACAAACCGGTACATCCGGTTTCTGCCTGCCGTTGCTGCCGTTTCCAACTCTTTTACCTTGTTGTTCCAAAATTCGATCTCACCGCGTACAGTGTAAAGGTCGGCACGGGTCAGGCGGCGGTCTCCGATGGAATAGCCCTGCCCGCTGGCAATTTTTTCTTCGGCTTCCATCCAGGTTTGCAGCTTGGCTTCTGCCTGCTCCAATGTGATTCCAGCCATTTATCCAATACCTCCCGATACGATTCTTCGTCCCGCCGGATGCTGTACCACCGGCATTTCCGTTTCTGCATCCGGGTCTTCCAGCACAGGGTTTGCGATTTCCAGTGCTGCCAGCGCATAGTCCCGACAGTCCAGTGGTTCATTGCGGTGGTAGTTAGGGTCTTTCAGTTCCCATGCTGTCGTGGGTCTGCCCTTCTTCCAGCGCACGACCTGCTTCTCTGCCGTTAAGCCTTTGAAGTAGGTTTCGTCATATCCTGCTGCTTCATCCAGCGGGAAATGACAGTAGTTCGGGCCGGGTGTCTGTACATTTAAGCGCTGGTACACCATGGTCTTGCCGTTATCAACGCCGATTGTATACAGTGGCACGCCCACGCGATTGCTGGTTGACGGCTTCGACACAAACACCGTTTCCACGCCGCCGCGTCCCTTGATGGCATAAAGGTGCCGCTGCCAGCGTTCCAGACAGAAACGATAAACTGCGTCCGTATGGTGTCCGCCGGTGTCCATTGCTGCTGCAAGGATGTTCAGCACCACTCCGTCTTCCCTTCGCCAGCGGGTTTGCAGGAACTTGTCAAGGTCTTCCCAAATCTGAGGTTTAAGTGGGTCGCCATATATCTTCTGATATCGAATGCCCCAGCTTTCCTTTCCAACTCCCCAGCCCACAAGTTCCAGCTCGAAGCGATCATCCTGAACGTCGATGCCACAGGTCAGTACCAGCACGCCAGCCGGTACAGTCGCCGGGTACATTTCGCGGCGGCTGTACAGTGCCATATCGTCCGCGCTCTCGCCGCGCTCTTCCCAGGTTTCCCCAAGTTTGGTGTTGACCCATGCCTTCATCAACTCGGGGTTGCCATGGTCGAGTGCTTCTTTTGCGGAAAGAAATTCCGTAACGATGCCGGACCATGCACAGAACGACGATGCAAGGACATTCAGGTGAAAGCCGCGCACCTCCCGTTCCGGGTGTAGTGCAACGTACCTTCCCTTCCTGCCCTGTGCTTTCCAGCGATATTCACCAGCAATGCAGCCGCAGTATTCGCACCGGTACTGCACACCGCCATGCGGCCAGTTCTCCCGGTCAAAAACCACATTTGCCCAGACCAGCGGTTGATACTCACCGCATTCCGGGCACGGCACCGTCCACTCTTCCATCGTGCTTTCCAGCCAGGCTTTTTCAATCCTGCTGGTGCCCTTTATGGTTGGCGTGGAGACAAGCACCGTTTTCTTGTCCCAGTATGTTGTCTGGCGGGTTCTTGCCAGCGTCAGCGGGTCGCCCTCGGTGCCAGCCGATGCCGGATATCGGTCCACCTCGTCTGCCAGAACAAACTTGATTGGTCGGGATGCAAGCCCCGCCGGGCTGTTTGCTCCAACGATGGTGACGTGTCCACCCGGAAATGCTTTCTGCATGATCGTATTCCCGGAGAAGCGGCTCTTGGCATCGACCTTTCTTCGCAGTTCCGGGGTATCGCGGATCATTGGTGCCAGACGGTCTTTGGAAAATGTTTGTCCCATTTCTACCGTTGGCTGCATTACCAGCGTCGGTGCTGGGGTGTAGTCAATCGCATATCCTAGTGTGTTCAGGATGATTTCCGTCTTCCCGATCTGGGATGATGTCTTGACCACCACCATGCGGATATGTGGATCACCAATGGCATCCATCACGGCGCGCTGATACGGCGCATTGTCCGTGTGCCACCGCCCCGTTCCTGCGCTAGCTTCTGGGGACATTCTCCTGTATTTATCCGCCCACTCGCTGACCGTCAGCTTCGGCGGCGGTTTCAGTTTCAGCAGCACCCGGGCAAACAGTTCCTTCACTTCCGGGGCTACCTCTACAGTCTTCCTTTTCTTTGTCATGGTTCACGCACCTTGGCAGCGGGCAATACACCTGCTGCTCATTCAGTTCGTACCCCCATTCACAGCCAGCGCACGGGTTTTTATCCCGTGTCTTTTTCTTCCGCTTCTTCATTTGCCCCATCCTCCGGTTCTGCCAATGCTTCTTCGGCGTGGCTCAGAGTTTCCAGAGCTTCTTCCAGCTCCGCTTGGATCAGGTCTTGCACCTGCTGTTCGTCGCCTTCCAGCGCCACAACTGCGGGTGCCAGTTTTTGCGGTAGCGCCAGAATGCGGGAACGAAAGTTCATCATCATAGCGGAGTAGGCTTTTTCCACATCGCCCACTTCCAGAAGTTCAGCCTTCCTTACCCGGTTTTCCGTTTCTGCCGCAATTCTTTTTTCTTTGGTCAGCTTGGCTCTTTCATCGTTCAGGTCAGCTTTGCTCCCTGCGCCAATGTACTTGATGTAGCGTGTCATGGTGTCCACCAGATCATACAGCCCCGGTCTTTTTTCCCGGATCACGCCTTCATCCCTCAACTGCCGCACACGGCGTTCCGTGAGGTTCAGGTGTTGCGCCACAACCTTACTTGTGTAAAGGGTCATTGTCTGCATCCTCTTCCGTTTCATCCGGCACATCGAATGCGCCAATTGCGCGGGCCTTTGCAAATTCTATCCGCTCACGTTCCAGCTTCATGCGGGCTTCGGTTTCTTCTGCCTGCTGTAGCTTTCCGATGATTGTTGCAATTCTGCCCTCCACCTTGTTCAAGGCTTCCTGCAAATGCATCTTTCTGGTGAACGCGCTCTCCTTCGAGTACATACCCATGTTCTGGTTTGCACCGTCTTGTTTCGCGCCGTTTACCTTTCCCGGCACTCGCATATCAAGCAGCGTGCTGATGTACAGTTCATCTTGATCCGCGTTTTCCAGCACTGTGATTTGGCTGAGGATTCTTTTTTCCTGAACTTTCAGAATGCCCAGTTCTTCCCGAAGGGCTTTAACAGCGGTCTTCGGCGTTTTGTCCATGATGAACTTTTCATCATCCGTCAGCTGATCGAAAAACACCGCTGCATAGCCGCCGTGTTTCTGGGCGTTCTTATTTCTGGGCGGGGCACCGCCGCCGGGGTTTCCCTCTGCGTTCTGGTTCCCAGGCTGTCCGCCACGTTTCTTTTTGGGCGGCACTTCCAGCTCGTCCCACTTTTCCTTGGACTTCCACCGGCGCACCGTGTCATAGTTCACGCCGACATCTTCTGCCAACGCCGCAAGATTCACCGCGCCGTCTTCTCGCATACGGCGTAGGTATTCTTCGCGGGCGGCATCTTTCTTGTCGCTCCGCCTGGGCATTGTGCATCCTCCAATAAAAAATGCCCCACCGGGCGCACCCGGCAGAGCATTATATTTTGTGGGTCGCTTACGAATTGTAAGCAGCTCTGTATAACAAAAGCCCCACGGCATTGCTGCCGCCGGGCTTTGTCAAAAATCCACTGTACCAATTATAGCAGAAAATCAGTATCATGGAGTATCATCTTTGCCTTCCCGCCTTTTTTGACCCCCGGGGGACTTTTTTCCGGGGGTCTGCCGGAAATGGAAAATTTGCATTAAAATCTAGCGAACTTTTGCGCTGTTGGACCCGCTAATTAGCGCGGGCGCGCGCGCAGTACCTCGCGCCCGCGCGGGGCGGCCTCGTCGGGCGGGCGGCGGGCGGGCTGGTCAGGGCGGGCGGCGGGTGGCGGCGCTGGCTGCTGTTCTGTGTGCCAGGGCAGGAGAGCAGGCAGGGCGGGCGGGTACCTGCTGCCGGTGTGGATCAGGGCGGCGGCGTGGTCTGCTGTGCTATGGATCAGGCAGGCGGGCGGCGTGATCCGGTGCAGTCTGTGCAGCAGATCGGCAACCAGCGCGGCGGATCAGGGCGGCGTGCTGGTGCCCGATGTGCTACGGATCAGGCAGGGCGGCGGGCGTGGATCAGGAAAAAAAGAAGCAGGCAGGGCGCGCCGTGTGTGGCGTGTTCCTGCCTGCTGTGCTGTGTGCTGCTGCGATCTTCCCGCCCCGGCACCGCTCCACGGAATGCCGCCGGGGTGCTTTTCACGCTTTCCCGGGGCGGTACTTTGTGCCGCGCCAGAGGGGTCAGATTCTCCACTTTACCGGGTAGTGCTTTATGTGTAGGGCTAGAACTTAGTGAGCTATAGCCTCCCCAGTAACCCCCTATAGTCCCCCTTCTTCCCCGTTTTTCTGCTCCGGGTCCAACTCTAACGGCTGCCCGTCCTGCTCCATCCGGGCGCGGACCGCCTGCAAAATGTAGCCTTGCAAGCTCTGGTTTGCAGCAGCCGCAGCCGCCTTTATCGCTGCTGCTTCTTTTGCCAGTGGTTTTATATTTATTTGCGTGCATTTTGCGTTGTATTTGTCGTTTGTCAGTCTTTTTTTTGCAGATATAGCCATAATTTCACCCTTGCTTTTTATTTATAAATATAATATAGCACCCCTGCCGTCACCCTGTACAGTGCCATTTTGCACAAAAGCACGGTACAGGATTTGTGCAAAAAGTAGATTGCACGGTACAGGGCTTGACAGTTGGCACGGTACAGTGCTATCATGTAGCCACGGCAAGCGGCACGGTACAGTGCAACGCAAGCCGAACAAAACCAACGATTGCAGGAGGATTTTACCATGCGTAAACTTAACAAGATCATCACCGCTGCCGCAATGGCTGCCGCCATTCTGGCAGGCACCGCACCGAAAGCCGCCGCCTGTCCCTACACCGTCGGCCCCCTTGGCCGCTACATCGCCCCGGCCATTGTGCAGGGCATGACCGCCACCGATGACGGCGCGGTTGAAGTCTGGTGCACCGACGCGCTGGACGGCGACGACTGGTATTTTCTGGTGGATGCCGAAACCGATCTGCGAATTTATGACCGGGTGCAGCTGGTAGTTGATGCCAACGGCACCCCGGACAATTTCGCAGATGACAAAGTGATTGATGCACTTTACTGCCACGACTGCGAGAACGTGGAAGATTGAACCAAAAGGAGCACAACAACATGATGACACTTGAACAGATCCGCCAGCGCAACAAGGCAGAGAACGCCGCAGCCCGCCGCCTGCAGGCCGCCGGGTATCGGCTGGAAGGATGGGACCCCCGCACCGGGCAGCGGATTGCCGCCCAGATCACCGGCGAGAACACAAACGACGAGCGCCGCACGTTCTACAGCTTTCCCACCTGGCAGGATGCTGCCGCCGCTCTTTTGGACTGAATGCCCCGGATGCTCTAGCAGGGTTGCACCGTAAAGCAGCCCCGCCCCAGCCGCAAGGCACACAACACCCACCGCCCAGGGTAAAGGGCAGAAAGAAAACACATGAAAAAAATCATCAATGGCCGGATGTACAACACCGACACGGCAAAGCGGCTGTGCAGTGCAGACAATGGCGGCAGTTGCCGCGACTTCTCCCACTGGGAAGAAGAGCTCTACCAGAAGAAAACGGGCGAGTTCTTCTTGTACGGTGAGGGCGGCCCCGCAAGCAAGTATTCTCGCTCCTGTGGTCAAAACGAGTGGTGCGGCGGTTGCGATATTACCCCGATGACCGAACAGCAGGCCCGCGAGTGGATGGAGCAGAACGCCACCGCGGACGAATACGTTGAAGTTTTCGGAGAGCCGGAAGAGTAACGACCGGCGCGGACACTCTAGCCGGGTTGCACCGCACAAAGCAGCCCAGCCCCATACCTGGCACACCGCCGGGACCATTTGAGAACTGAATAACAGGAGGTTTTACACCATGAGAAACAACGATCTGATTGCAACCGCCGTTTGTGCCCAGTACACCCCCGAACAGCTGCACAAGCTGGCCGCCCACTACTACACCGCCGACGAGATCGCCAGCGCCGCCGCAAAAATCATTGTGGAGCCGGGCGAAGACGGCACCGCACCCGATCCGGTGGAGATTGCAGAAGAAACCCTTTGCGCCGCTCTTTTCCACACGTTCGACGGCTGGAAAAGCCCCAGAAACGGCGGGCTGAGCGTCAAGCGCGGCGAAAAGGCCGTGATCCGCTGCAAGCTCTGGAAGTACAAGGACAGCCCCAAGCCCGAAGACCTGCCCGCCGACGCTGACCCGCTGACCCGGGCAGCCGCTGAGCAAGGCGGCGGTGACTACTACATGACCACCGCCTACCTTTTCGGACGTTGGCAGGTCGAGAAGCGCGACCCGAAGAAACCCGCAGAAAAACGCTTTAAGTCCCTTGATGACATCCGGGCCTATAACAAGATGCTGGCCGACCAGCGCAAAGCCGCCAAGGCTGCCGCTGCCCAGCAGGACAAGCCCCAGACCGAACCGGCGACCGCCGAACAGCCCGCCCCGGCTCCCAATCAGGAAGCAGTGCCCAGCGTGGCCGCACTCAAGCAGGCAGAACGCAAGGCAAAGCGGGAATTTATGGCCGTGTCCGAAGAGGACCGCCCCGCCCAGGCGAAAGCGCTGGCAAAGTGGCGCGATACCCGGCAGGCCGTCGCAGACGCAGAGAGCGCACCGAAGACCGCCGCACCCGCACCCGAAGCAAAGCCCCAGACCAAAGCAGCCCCCGCCGCCAGCGCAGACAGCGCCCCGGCATACTGCGAACAGACTTCTTTCTGCTGAATGGGATACCCTAGCAGGGCCGCACCCAGAAAAGCGGCCCCGCCCCACACCCGGCACCCCGCCGGGACGATTTGAAAATTGAATAGCAGGAGGATTATACCATGAAACTTTCTACCAACTTCACCCTGTTCGGCCTCAATGTCAAGGCGATCCAAGCCTATCTCAAGGAGCAGGCAAAGGACCGGCGCGGGGTTCGCATCACCTGCCGTGGCGATCTGGTCTATATCATCACAGCATACACCGCGTTCAAGCTGCCCTCTGTCCTGTATGCCGACGTGATCCAGCCCGTGACATTCCGCGAATGCCCCGCCGACGGCGTGACCATCATTTCCGCCCAGTATGGTTTTGAGGTGGAAGAGAACGCGCCGGATCTGGTGGACATCTTCAAGCGCCACGCCCCCAACGAAAAGCCCGTGGAGCGCACGCCGTTCTTGCAGGACATTCCCACCGGCAAAAAGAAGAGCGGCCTTGCACGGCTTTTCCACATCGGGACAACGCCCATCTTGATAAATGCCGACTACGACAGCATGGTGAACCCGGTGCAATTCACCTATCACGGCACGACGCGCGGCTATTCCCCCGTGTACGCTGTCAGCGCCAGCGATCCGACGATCTCCGTCATCATGCTGCCCATCAAGCCCACCGCAGAAGTGGAAACGCTCTGCAAGAAAATGTTTTCCGAATGACCCGCAAGGCCGACGGCATCCCGCCGCCGCTGGTGCAAGCCCAGCCGCCCCGCCGGGGCGGGCGCTCATGGGTCCACACCCAGACACAACAGAATAACAGGAGGTTTTACCATGTCTTGCATTCAACTTTCCGAAAAGCACATTGCCACCGTCGCTCACGGTCTGGCATTCATCCTCAACGGGGCCGGCGGTATGTGCCACCTTGCCGCATCCTACGAGCTGCCGGAGTTGTCCGACGCTCTGAGCGCCTGCCGATATCCGCACGACTTTCTCTTTGATGACCGCAAGATTTACGCCGTTCTCTACAAGCTGAACGATGCCGCATACACTGGCCGCTACCACTTGGAGACAGCCGACGCCGAAGATTTTCCCACCATGCCGGCCATCTTTCCGCACCTGCTCCATCTTCTCGACTGGGATGCAGGGCGCTATACAATCGACCGCGATTTTTACGCATTCACAAAGCTGCTGGACAGTTTCATCTACCAGTGCAACGAAGATGCAACCCGGAACAACCCCGTTCTAAAAGCTCTTTCCGGCACTTCCCGTGCACTGTATGCGTTCATTGTCCAGAATGCCGCCGAATACAACAACGCCGAATGGATCATCTGACCCGCCCCGGACACCTCAGCAGGGCCGCACCGTAAAGCGACCCCGCCCCAGCCCGCAAGGGCCACACGAAAACGCGAACCCCCTACCGGGGAGAGTGAAACGCTTTGAAAACTGAATATTTGGATGTTTACACAATGGCTATTATCAACGAATCCGCCGCCCGTCTGGCAAAGCAAATGCGCTCTTTCGATGACTACAAGGAAGGCAGCGCCACCGCCAGTTACAACGCCCAGTGCGCCGAAGCCGCCGCGATTCTGGAAAAGGTCAAGGCAAAATGTGCCACGGATGAACAGCGGGAGCGTGCCGAATACCTGTATAGCCGGTATTGTTCCGTTCTGGCTGAAGCCATCAACCGGGACAACGAGATCGGCACCCGGTGCCCGTCCGTGCTGGTCTGCGGCGCCAGCAACTTCCCGATCCGCAAAAAGGAAAAGCAGATTGCAGCGTGGGACAAGAACATGGAGAACTTCCGCAAGGCAGACCACTATTTGGATATGCTCAAGCGTGCCCACACGCTGGCTGTTAAATCCGATGATCCCGAAGTGCTTGATTTTCTCCGGTCAAAGCTGGCCGGACTGGAGGAAGCGCACGCGCTCATGGTGTCCGCCAATGCCTACTACCGCAAGAACAAAACGCTAGAAGGCTTTGAAGGCATCCCCGCCGATACCATGGCATGGATCACCCGCCCCGGCGTGTATCTGCCCGGTGGCCGCAACGGTGACGGTTCCCCCCTGGCTTTTTACGGCAAGCCCTTCCCGACCTACGAACTCACAAACAGCAACGCCAACATCAAGCGAGTAAAGCAGCGTATTGAAACGCTGGAAGCTGTCAAAGCATCTCAACCGATTGAAGAGGAACACGACGGCTACACCTACCGTGAGAACGCCGAAGCAATGCGTGTTCAATTCCAGTTCGACGGCAAACCGGACGACGAAACCAGGGCACTTCTCAAGCGCAACGGTTTCCGGTGGGCACCGTCGCAGGGTGTCTGGCAGCGTCAGCTTAACGACAACGGCAAGTATGCCGCCCACCGCGTCATGGAAGCTCTGGACGGCCAGCAGTAAAACGGATGCTCTGACGGGGTTGCACCGTAAAGCAGCCCCGCCCCACTACCCCGGTAGCCCGCCGGGGCATCTTGTGTTATACTATTGCTGTCTTGAATATGCGTTTTTCTGGTGCTTATGTGCTCAAACTGAGCATATTTGTATCAAAATCATGGTTAAGTGTTCGGAAATGAGGTGTTTTTGTGATTGAAGGTGAAGTTTTCGCCCCTTGGCGGCTTGTTGCCAGCTTTGCAGACGGTAGCCGTTTGTTATTCGATGGTTTGACCGAACAGCAGGCAAAAGCAGCCATGGAGAGCGCCCAGCGGGAGCATGGGTGCATTTCGTGGTGGGATCATGTGACAGACCTGAATTATGAGGACGGACGCTATTACCGCACCACGCCAGAGCCGCCCACGATCCACGTCTTGAAAATTGACGAATAAAGAAATACCCGGTAGGCCATACAGCCCGCCGGGTATTTCTTTGCTCATTTTTCATTGTTTCGGGTATTCGTGTTTGTTTCCCAGCGGCGTTTTTGCGTTTCGCGGAAATGTTTCACATACGCGTAAGTTTTCCCGGCCTAATTTGCCTTTATATCATACGCGCGAAGGTGAAATGCTTTCACGTTTTCCTTTACCCCTTCCGGGGCGTAGCGTTTGCATTCTCTAAGCTGGTGCACTTTACTTACGCGCATTATACGCACGCGCACGGATTTCTTCCGCCTGCGGCATATCGTCAAGGCTTTCAGCAAGCCGCACCAACGCTTCTGCTTTTATCCGCTTTGTGTGTGATACGCTGTACCCGATTTTATGCGCCGTTTCCTCCGAACTGTGGCCACGCAGCCATAATTCCGAAATCACTGTTGTGTACACAGTCTTTAGTGACCAGATTTGTGCGCGGATCACGGCAAAGTCCCCACGCAGCACCACTTCTTGTACTTCCAGTTCCCGCAAACGGTCAAGGCTCCCCAGTTCTTCGGCTCTCTGGGCAATGTCTGCGGTGCTGTCGCTGTGTCCGCTTCCGTGCGGCATTCCGCCGTACTCAATGCCGCGCAGACAGTTCAGATCGCCTTCCAGCAGGTCTTTTTCTGCCGCAATGGTGCGCAGCTTCTTTTGGATATCCGCCGCGTAGTCCAAAACCATTTTTGCATCTTCAATCCGCATCTTCTGCGCCCTCCTGCGGCTCTGCCGTTACTGTTTTTTTGTGGTATCTGTCTTTTTGGCTTCCAGCGCCGCCTTTCGGCGGGCTGCCTGCTTTTGCCTGATCTGTAAACCCAGCGACTTTTTGAAATACGCCGGGAGCGGCTTTTTCTTAGGCTTCCCCATGTTCTGCACCTCTTTTCTGCGGTTTATCTTCCCAGTTCGACAATAGCACCCAGACTTTCGATATCTGCCTTCGTTGCCCGGCGCTTTTTCAGTGCGGCAAAGATTATGCTCTTGTTTTCTGCATAAAAGTTCGCCCCGACCGCAAAATACCGCAGTTCCGGGTTAAACTGCTGTCGAATGCGCAGGCAGAAGATCATGTGACCATCTACCGGCACATCCAGCTCATAGACCGCGATCTGACCGGTTTCTTTGCTGATTTCACGGCAAAGAAACACCGCGTTTGTCTCAAACCTTGCCTTTTCTTCATCTGTCACAGCTTTTCACTCCTTCCTGCCTGTTTTGCAAGGCGTTTCCACTCCCGGATTTCATCCTTGCTGTCCGGCGTGATGATTTCCGTGAACTTATAGCCTTTTGGCTCTGCGATCAGGTCAATAAACAACCGGCGGCGGTAAATGTAGTCCCTCTGTTCCCGCCGGGTGAATTTCGACTTGATTTCTACCACTTCCACCGCGCCATCAGCATACACCAACACATAGTCTGCCGTATATCGCGCCGCTGGCAGTTTGACATTGCCATACTCCTTTGCGGGCAGCAGAGGAAAGGCAACGTGCGGCGTTGCCTTGATGATCCTGCCAGATTCAATGCCCGGCACCACCACGGATATGTAATACTCGTATTCGCCCCGGCTCTCGAAGGTTTTCCCGATTTTCCCAGCAGACTTTGCCGCATCCGCCAACGTCTGCTGCGTTGTGGTGCACTTTCCCCTTGTTCGCCGTGCGATTTGTGCTTCTGCCTGCGCCCGGTAGCGCGGCGGCAGGTCTTCAAGGTTCAGCCTTGTGCTCATGTCTCCTCCTTTACCATTTCCGGCTCAGAATGGCATAGCATTGTGCTTCCGTTACTTCCCAGCCGTCTTCCCGGGTTTGGTCAGACTGGTGCAGTTCTCCCGGATCGTAAACAATGCTTTTTTCCAGCTTCCAGCCCGGGAAACGTTGGCTCCACCAATAGGCGTCATTCTGCATATCGCCGCAGGCGTCCCGAAGTTGTCTTCTACTCCACTTCGTGTCATTGGGTACCTGCTCTTCCGGCAAAATCAGGTTTTTGGTTTCGATGCAGACACGCTCTGTGTGGTTGTAGATATACCCGACCGTTCCGTACTTGCCTTGCGTTGTCTGGTCCGTTCCCAGAATTTTTTTCATGTCAATGCGATCCGCATTCATGGTTCCCAGACTTTCATACTCGTTTGTTCCAGGAATACGGCGACGCCAGAGGTCTTCCAGCATTTCGCGCACTTCGCGGCGGTCGATCTGGTCAAGCCCGATGCACTCTACAAAGCCGTGCATATGTAACCGGCCATCTTTGCCCTTTCGCACAGCCCAGAGCATCATTTTGATTTTCTCCCGGGCAATCTTGAACCGCTTGCAGATTGCGGCAATTACACGGCGCTTATAGTTCTTTGTTTCCCGGACGCATCCTAGAAAGTCGTCCGGCAAGAAAACTTCTTCAAACGTCCCGGAAAGGAAGAACCCGTTCTTCGTGAAGTTCGCAACAACCTTTCTTTGCTTTTTCCGCAGGGAAGACATCTTGTTCCGGGCTTTCTGCCTTTCACCAGACTTCTTCTGCTTCTTCCCTCTGGTATTTCGTTCCTGCGGGGTAATGGCGTAGAGACACACAGCCATATAACTATCACCACAGATAATCTTTTTTTCTCTGATATAGTTTCTGCGCATCCCTATCACCTCCTGTCCCGGTCAGCTTCCTGTGTTTATTTTTTCTTCTGTGGACCAGCACAGTCACAGAAATAACGGGTATACAAGCTCCCTAAAGAGGACTTTCGCCCCTTTAGGTTATGCTTTTGTTTTGCCAATTTCTGGCAGTCAGTCTTTCGGTGCCGCCGGGTAGTACATCCAGTGCGTCACGTTGCCGTGTTCACTGAACTTGTCGTCCTTCCCCTCAACAAACCACTGTCCGTTGCCATCGTGGATTTCATAGTGAGCATCGTGCTGGGTGCCATCTGCGCAGTATGCCCACACCTTCATGCTGGTTTCACCGGAGTAAACTTCATCGCCATCATGCCAGGTTTCATTGTGGGTGGGCGGTGGATCACTCGCCCGCCGCCATTCCGGTACTTCCACTACCGGTGCGCCGTCCAGTTCTTCGATGCAAGCTCTAAATGCGCTCTGGATCATCACATCCACAACCACGTTTCCCGTTTTTGTTTCCATGATTCCCAACAGAATATTATTTCTGACCGGCAGGGCATCAATTATCATTCTTTCGCTCATTTGCTTTTTCCTTTCTTGCAGCGTGTCCCATATCAGAAAGATTTCTCTTCTTTGCTGCCACGCTTCGGATTTCTTTTCTGCATTCCTTGCAGTAGTGGGTGTTCGGACCGGCTTCATAGGCCTTTCCGCACCTTTCGCAGATTTCTTTAACCATTGTTTTCTGCCCTCCAAAATTTAGTCATGGTTTCGGAGTACAGCTTGTAGCACTCTGGGCAAAGGTCAGTGTCTTTGATTGGCCCTTCTTTCCACGCCCTGAGAGCTTCCGAATAGCCGCTTTTGTACCGATCCAGCATTATTTCTTTTTTGCAGCGATCGCAAATTCTTATCTCGACATCTCTTCTCACTTTGACCTTTTTGTCCTCCCGCCTTTTGCTTTCTTTTCATCACGCTTCGGCTCATGATCTGCGGTGGTTGTCAGCTTCACAGTGGGTTGCGGCTGATCCGACCGGTTCAGCGGCTTGTCAAAGCTCACATTCGTCCAGTCGCCCTCCGGCTTATCGTGCCACGCCAGCGCATGACGGATACCAAGCCAGACCTGTTCTGCCCGGTACGGAATGCGCATACCGTCTTCGATAAGTGGGTGACAGGCAAACATCTGATAAGCTCTATCCATGTCGTCCTGCATCATGTTCCGATTTTCCAGTGCCCGGTAAAAATCTTCTTTTTCGTCCTCTGCGTTTTTGAATCGCTTTGCATCCATATCGGCATAGTGCTTCACCATGCAGAGGTCTTCCGCAAGATCATTGAACTGTCCCATGTGCAGGCGCAGATACATCTCGCAAGCAGCCTGCACAGCTTCCGCCACCGGGCGGCTCATTGTCACCGTGACGGTTTCGACTTCCGCCGGGGTATCTTTTTTCTTGTCCATGCTGTCACCTCAAATTCTTACAGGCTGCGCTCCGTACCCGTCGCGCACCACTATGCCGTCTTTTTCTGAAATGTACATCCACGTCTTGAATGGGAAATTTGCAGCCGGAATACCTGCTTCAAGAGCAGCCTGTTCCAACATCACGCATGGCCCATAGTCACACCCAACGGAGATTTTTGCCCACGCCTTTGCTTCTTTCTCAATCCTCATTGCCAGTTCTTTTTTGAAAACTTCAACCTGTTTCTTTGAGATTTTCTTTGCCGTAGAATCCGCAAGTAGACACGTCACAATAGACGTGTAGCCGTTATCCCCATTGCTATGCGGCTGGTTGGCAGTCACTTTTTCCACCCACCAGTTGACGGCCTTTTCAATGGTTTCTTTGGCCAAAGTCATGATGCTTTCCGCCTTTCTTTAGAAGAGTTCTCTTATCTTTTCCGGCCACCGGCGCTGGCTCCGTTCCAACTTGCAGATCATCGCGGCCAGCTGGATTGCTTCAACCGCCATGTGGACGGCGCGGTACTGCATTTCCTTCAGGTCTTCTTCCGGGATTTGTAAATCTCCCTTAACTTCATTCCACAGGCGTTCTTCAATCCACCTGTCCAGCAGATAGCGTTCCGCTTCTGCCTCGCTCATTTCCTCCCGGATCACAGCCCACCCTTCATGTGCGCTATGGAACATCGGGAAATTCCGGTTTGCAGCTCTCAGTTCCTTTTTAACCAGCAAACGGACATCTTTTTCTACAGCATCCATTATTTTTTCTCCTGATTTTTATTTTTTAGCGGCTTTTTCAGCTGCTTCCTGGGCAGCCAAGTCCTGCAAGTCATCGTGCATCTTTTCGACGATCCTACTCTGCCGTCTTGACATCAGCTCTGCTATGATTTCGTCCAGATCATTCGCCACGTCATCTTTGATATTCATAGGCGCAATCAGCGCCCGAAGGATCATTCCGTCCTTCACAGCATAGATAAACCTGCAATCCTGATTGGTAGGGCGCACACAAATCTGCGCAAATTCCTTGTTCAGCTCGCCTTCCACCGGTTTCAGCAGTTCTGACCGAATGAACCCGACGCTGCCGTCAGGATTTCGCAACGCGATAAGTTCTTCTCCGTTGATAACGATCCGCGTCTTGATTTCAGAGGTGGTTCCTTCATGTTCCGGCTCGTCATCCCACCTCACGCCGTACAGTTTTCCGTCGATGGTGTATTCTTCATGGTAGAAGATGTTCTTCATCTTCTTCTGCGGAATGCCCAGCATAGCGCCCAGCTCTCCCGCGTCCTGTGTTCTGGGGTAGCCATCCATGCAGTAAAAGGCGCTCCCCGTGCCGACAAAAATTCTGCCGCCGTTGTTGATTACCTCACAATGACCGCAGTTCTTGATCTGGGCAGCCAGTGCAGAAAGTTTCATCTTTTCACCACCTCCACGTCCGGCTCTCCATCTTCGATGAACTTAGGGTAGGCACTCTTTGCGTGTTTCCTTGCTTCGCGGACTGCTGCATTCGCATTTTTTGCTTCCAGCTTATACGGCAGATACAAATTTTCCTTCGTATAGCTGTCAATGCCAAACAGCATGATACTGAACTTTGTCATCGTTTGCTCCCTTCTATTTATTTTTTCTGTCGGTGGGCACTTCCGGGCTTGAACCGGGCGGGGCCTGTCCCATGCTCATATAAAAGGCAGCCGCCGCACCGGGCGGTTGCCTGCCAGAATTTATGACTTCGCTTCGACCGACGGAAGAATGTCGGTGTGGAAATAAAGTTTGTAGTGGTACGGGTCAGTGTGCGTGCCCGTGATATCCTCCACGACATACATTGTGTAGTCGTTCAGATAGATATAGTTTTTGCGGTAGGTGTACGGCCCAATTTTCACAGTGCAGACCAACTCGTTGTTGCTGTTGTTGGAGATAGACATATAGCCTTCTGCTTCCAGAATGACTGTATCGGTTCTGGCATTGTAGACCGTGATCTTGCGCTCACTCTCGAAGTAATCTGCCTGCTTCGAGATATTGTAATTGGCCTTGTCCGCTTCGCTATCACAGCTGCATAACAGCAGTGATGCCAGCAGAGCAATGGTCAGAAAGAACTTTTTCATTTTTCGTCCTTTTGCTATGCGTTTATGTACGGACAGGCTACCGGTGTTATCAGATCGTGGCAAATATGGCTGTCTGTCTTTATTTCTCATTCTGCTTTTTCTTCCTTCTTTTCGACATTTCAAGAATTTCAGAAACCAACTCAACCAGCCGTTCCAGCTCACACCGCGCATCATAAAATCCATGGACGTGCCCGCTCTCATACGCATAGGAAAAAATCTTTTCAGCGGCAGCGCGGGGCAAATCGTGCCCTATGTCTTCCTGTATTTTCTGGTATACCAATTCGTGAACCGCCAGGAAACCTTTATTTTTCAGCGTATTCAGGCGGGCCACTTCATCCTGAAATTTTTTGTTTTCCTCTGCCAATTTATCCCGGTTCCATTTGACTGACATATTTTCGTCAAAGATATGCCCCGCCTTGTATTTCTGCATTCCCACCGGTTTACAAGACATTGCGTTTACCCGGTCAAATTCTCTTTGGATGTCATCCCAATCCATTTCAACTTCTCCTTTTCTGTTCTCACCGTTCTTCCCCCATCAGATCGTCCATGCTCAACTGACCACTGACGTTGTCATCTTCCATCCACCAGCGGAACACGTCCATGCCGGTCTGCCAGTTGCACGGCAAGCCTTTTGCTTTTCTGACATCAAGCATTCGTTCAAACGCCGAGATGTACATTTTCTCGTAGGCTGGCCAGCGCATAAACTCACGCTGTCTGCTCCCCCTACCGGCCATAGGACAGCCGATGCAGCCAACACGCTTCTGCCCTTCGCAATACAATGGATTGATAGGCAGGTGTTCGCTATGCGTGTAGTCCCACACATCATCGTCAGACCAATCCACGATCGGATTTACGGTCATCTTGCCCTTAAGGTTGCAAGTCTCGAACAGTTGTCGTTTTTCATCGTTGTCGCCCATTAAGACGATTCTTTTCGCATGGTCTTTGTGCATCAGTTCCATCACGCCACGACTGTTTTTTCGCCGTGCAGATTCTGCCCACCGAACGCCTGTGGCGATAAACCGATTCTTTCCCGTGTTTTCCTTCAGAACATCACAGCAATACCGCACAAGTCTTGTCGGTGGCATCAGCTTTTGCGAAATCAGTGTCCACATGGACACTGGTTTGTCCTTGTATCGTGGCATGACGATGGAGCATTTGATTCCACGCTCTTCCATCGCCTTGAACTGCTCACGAATGAAATAGACCGTCTCCGGCGCATCTGCTGTGGTATGGCTGTTGACCGCCTCGAAGTTGATTCCAGCACGTTCAGCCAGCGCTACAAGCACCTGTGAATCCTTACCGCCAGAGTATGTGACCATGAGCGGTTTCTTGTACCGATGCTCAGACAGCCGTGCAGCGTCCTGCAACCTTGCGATAGCAAGCTGTTCTTTATCCATCACTTGACCTCTCTTATAATCCAGACCCGGTGTTCACCGTATCCTTCCCAGTTCAGCGCATCCTCATGACTGTCAGAAACAGCCACGTCCAGCTTGTTGCCCTGAATAGCTGCACCGCGATCCTGCACAACGCGCACGCCAATGCCTTCTATGTACAGAACCGTTCCAAATGGCAGGCTTTCGTCTGCCGCAACGGTCAGCCCCGCCGTCACCGGTGCGCCACTGGCGGTGATGCCGTCGCCGGTGCCGCAAATGTGCGGGTATTCTTCTGTGCAGTACGCCGTACACAGAAATTCCCCGGCATATTCCTTTGTCAGCCCATCCGGCAGGGCATTTTCATTGGCGGCAGTCTGTAACTGGTCGATAACTTCTTCATCCTGAATTGCCCTGTCCTGCCAGTTTGCCAGACGGGCGGAATAGATAATACGCTGTCCTTCCAGATCGTTGATCCGATTCTCCAAAGCTGCATTCCTTGCACCTCCGATAAGCGTAGCCGTCAGGAGCGCGGCAAGCACCGCTTTATTGACTGTTGACATTTTCACTTCCAAACCTCCTTTTCGTCACCGCGATTGGAAACTCTTCTATCTCACTTGCCCAGCGTGCCGTGCCTTTCCCGTATGTAGTCTCCCACACTAGAGGAAATCCGCCGATTCCGTCAAACAAGCTACCCAGCGTTGCGCCCGCCGGAAGGTATTGCTTCATTTTCTGGGCGATCCAGAACCACTGCGGCAGGGCAATGGAATTTCCAAGTGCTTTGTACCGCGGACTGTCTGCCGCCTTGTGCTTTTTCCCTTTGGTATCCGTCCACTCTCCAATGTCCGTCCACCCGTCCGGGTAGCCTTGCAGGCGTTCACATTCTGTTGGTGTCAGTCTGCGGACTATCCACCGAATTTTCGTTTCCGTTAGAACAGACTGCTGATTTTGCCCCGCTTTCTCTCTCGCCGACAGCGCTGGAAATGTTCCGTTCTCGCTATATATCCGCCGAGCCTGATTATCCCACGGCGTCAAACAATCTTTCGGCTCTGTCACAATCGCTGTATAGTCCATGACCCTACTTTCATGATCTCCCGTAATAGTTGGAACCGTCTTTCCGTTCCCATTACCTCTTGCGTCATATACCTCCACAACAGCAGATGGTGTATGTGCACTGGCTGCCAGAGGATGGCACGGGTCGCCCCAGCACGGACGGCTCCCGTTCTGTGGGCTTGTTATCTGTGTTGTGTCAAACGGCATCGCGTCAAGAATTCTGCATCTGACCAGCATATCGTTGTAAGCATCTTGTCCGTTGTAGCTTCCAGCGTGAGCGCCGGGCGAAAGAGTACCTGTTTTTTCCTGAATCGGCATCGGCTGAACTATAGCAAGTCCGCCCTGATTCTTTGTTGGGTTTGCGTCAGAGCAGTCCAGTGTTTTGCTCACATTTGTTTCATTGAACCCGCTGTATGGATTTGCCGATTTCATGCTGTTGCTTGATAACGGATTTATGGAATACGCAACTGCGTGACGGTCAATTGTGTTCAGTGTATATCCCACTTCTTCTTTTGCGCCCAAGCCGTTCGCCCCTGCCGTATCGGCGCAGTCAACGATGTTTCCCGCAATGCAATAGCACACGCCATGTTCATGCCGCGCCTGTAGAGTAAAGGCCGGGTCTCCATTCTTTCCAAGTCCAAGACCTGTTTTTTCTCCCATCGAGATGTGCCTTGTAGCAATTTGTGTGTTTATTGGGATCACTTCCCCAGCTTGCACTAGCTGGAAGAGCGTCTGGTCTTGGAGTGTCGATAGCGTCCCGACTTTTTCTGTTTGCACAAGTGCGCCCTTTCCGCCGCCTGCGCATCCTGAACGGATTTTAAGAGTGTACGCAGCTGCTTCTCCGCTTTCTCTCTTATCCGTTCTTTTCTCTCGGCTAGAGCAGCTAACTTCTCCCGTCTTATCCGCTTCTGCTCTTCCGCAATCAGCATCTCCATCGCCTTTGCAGCTGCACCCGGTTCCCACCACTCCATCATTTCCAGCAGGGCGGTTTGTAGCAAGTCCTGCAATTCCTTTCCACGCCGGGATGCACGAATCATAATGCCCAGGCACGCTTTCGCGCTCAAATAGTATTTCTCCGGCACGTCCACCTGCAAAATCCACGACAAGAGCGATACGTTTTCTTCTCTGGGGCACTCCCCAATATTGAGCGTCGAGCTGTCGCCAAGCCAGAGACCATCCGTTTCCGGCGATTGCTCCGGCTTTGCTCCATCTGCCCCCCCCTCGGAGGTCCAGGAACAGCAGCGTCCGCTTGTCCAATGCGGGCAAGTTCTTCCAGCACGGCACGGAAATCTCTTCCTCCGTTTGAACTGAATGCTCCGGGTACGTTTTCCCAAATAGCGAAAGTTGGATACAGTCCATTTGTGCTTGACCTCATTTCCTTTATGATCCGAACCGCCTCCATGAACAGTCCAGATCGTTTTCCCGCAAGTCCTGCCCTGCGGCCTGCAATGGACAAGTCTTGACACGGCGAACCAAAAGTGATGCAGTACACGGGTTCTATTTGGTCGCCATGTATCTTTGTGATATCTCCTAGATGAATCATTTCTCCACCTCTTTGGATTTGATTGCCAACCACCACAGTGCGGCGTGAAGCGCGAAGCCCGGGCAAGCCTGAACCGTCACCTGACTTGCAACGATTTTAATTGCTTCTTCGATTTCTTCTCGTGGCGGCATTGACGTATGAAGAAATCTTGCCTTTGCAATCTTCTCTAATGTTCTGATTGCATCAACATACAGCACGTTTTTGACCTCCTATTGGTTTCATCTCATAACTCTTGCACGGGTGGCCGGAATCGAACCGGCTTGTCTTCCGCTGGGGGATCAGGACGGCAGGCAACTTCCTTACTACACCCGCATATCAAAATCCACCGCGCAAGAGAGGTGGCGCGGTGGGGCGACCCGTTGCGGTCGGGTCTGCTGCCTTTTGCCTGGGCAATTGGGACAGGGCGTTTCTGCGCTCACGCTGCGACGTGCCATTCAGCTTATGCTGGACTGCCATGCGGGCACGGTTTAGGAAATACGGACAGGTCGGATTTTCACCGCCTTATACGGAAGGTTAGCGCTGCTTTTTCAGCATCCGTATTTCCCTGCCAGTTTTGGAAGATGAACAAACCTTGACCGGCTTCCATGGAATATGCGAGCAAAGCGGCGCAGGCGGGGTTCGACCCCGCTCCCAGCGTGCTGTGGGCACACCCTGCGCCATATAAAAACCGCCCGGCCTTCACACATGACAACTGCTGCTTATCTGCTGAAAACTCTGGCCGGGCGGTTACATTCAGTTTGTTTTGTGGTGTGTCACACTATATTCTTCGCATTCCTTGTTGTACCCATCGCAGGGCGCGCACCGCTGCGACGTGATACGGAACGTATGTTGACACTGTTCACTCTTCTGTTTGCCCTTCTTCGGGGCTGAATTGGTCTTTGTGGATCTAGCAAGGTTCTTCATTTCTTTTGCCTTATATAAGTAGGTGCCAGTGCCCAGTGGCACCGCATTCAAGCGGAGCTTTGGTTGAACCCTGCGTGTCCGGTAACGGCGCTTGTTGTGAACGGCCCATCCCGGTTTTTCTGGCGGTAAAAGCGTATGTGTCAGGTCGTCCAGTCCTTCATAGAATCGCTTGACGTCCTCTGTGATTTTCTCAAACGCATCTTTGATCGTCTGATACATTTTCAGCAGGTCGCCCACCGGGTCTTCGGACCATTCCCGCGTGCCGTGTTCAGGATCGGTCGTCGTCATTGGCTTTCCGTTCCTTCCGCGCCGCAAACTGTGCAGCGCCTTCCGGGTATCTTGTGGGCTTCCCGGTCAGGTCTGCCGTTGCGGCAAACTCCCGCAGGATATGCAGCAGAGGGACAGCAACAACGCCGGTTACTTTCACGCTCATAGGTTCAGCCCCCGTTCTGGTCTTTCCGTGCCTGCTTGTCCACCGCACTGATGATGTGCTTCACCACTTCTTCCATGGGCATATCACCTGCCGGAACCTTGAACATCACGCCCTGCGCCTGACCCGGATTTTCCTTTGCCTGCTTCATTGCATCTGCAACAATTTTCTCCATCATGCTGTCCATGTTGCCGGGCTGGCTGGCAGAAGGATCATTCCGCTTTTCTGCCGTGGCGGCAGTGGCATGGTCATCCTGCTTCTCCGCTGTGTCGGCAGTGGCAACAGGTTCAGCAGCAGGCGCTTCGCCATACTCGCTCTTCCACGCGACTTCAAACACGCTGTCGATGATGTCCTTAGCCACCGTCATAATGGCTTCCGCTTTCTTACGGTTACCTTTGCCGCTGTCCGCAACGGTGTGCGCCACCGCTGCTGCGGCCATAAATACCTGGTTCGCGCCGTCTCCCATCGTTTCTATGTCGATCAAACTTTTGCTCTTCATCTTCACGACCAGCTTTGCAATGTTCTTGCCCATAACACGACTTCCTTTCAGGACGGCACATTTCCGCCCACGTCACTAGTACCAGTGGCTTCATACGAATATTCTTTCAGCTCAATGTCCTGTACGCTGTCTTCATCCAGCCACTTGTTGATGATGTCAAACAGGTATTGCTTGCGCATCTGAATAATATTCTTGTTGGTGGTGCCCAGAGAAAACATCTTGATAGCAACGCTCGCTACAAGCCGGGTCAGTTCATCTCCCTGCCCGTTCATTTCCACATAGACACTTTTCTTCTCCGGCGCATCATGGCCCGTGAAAAACGCCAGAATATGCGTTTTGCTCTTATCCATGTAGCCGTCCCCCTTACGAAGGCAGGCCGTCGTCTGCATCCTGTGGCCTGCTGCCGGTGCCCGCCCGGTCGTTCACAGCAGCGCCAGAGCAGGTAGCACAGTCACCGAAGCACCCGGTGCTCGTGTTCTCTTTCAGCTTTGCCATCGCTTCCTCGATAGCGGTATCCTTTTCACAGTGCCACCGGACGCTCTGCCGCTCACCGTATTCAATCTCGCTACTGCGGGCGTTCCATGCATCATCCAGCATACCGTCCAACCGGTTCTTCATGTCGTCCAGCATCTTAATCGCCTGTTCCTTTTCCGGGCTGGACTGCACGATTACGTCAGCCAGCGCCATAGCCGCGATCTGCGCGATATCTCCCGCGTGGCCGTCAACCTGAATTTCGACATCATCGCCATCCAGAGCGACAGCCAAATAGGCATCCCATCTTTTCTCCATCTTTTGTCCTTTCTATTGGTGTGAATCTTCGGTCTGGTGGAGCATTCCGGGATTGAACCGGTTCCGGGGCTACACCCCCGGACGCGCCTGCATACTCCATAAAACGGGCGGCTTGACAGGCTGCCGCCCACCCATGCGGGCCGCCCTATGTATTCTTTCAGTCCTCAGTAGGTAGGACCCCCGACTGTCGGAATGGCCGGGGCAGCCGTCTGCGTCCCCACGTTTCCGGCTGCATGGTGGGCGTGATCCGGTGCGCCCAGACCTTTGCGGCTAATCTCGTGGGTCTCTGCCGCCGATCAGCACGCCGCCCAGCAGTAGGATCAGCCACAACGCCACCACGCCCATGCCAAACTCCGTTATTACTTTGACCCAGTACAGCAGTGCTGTCAGGATGACGGCCAGAACCAGCGTTCCCGCCAGAACGGCCACCAGAATAATCAGGTTCATTTCGCTTTTCGCCCTTTCTTCTGCTTGTGCTGCTGCGTCTGCCGGGACTTCCGGCGGTCTTTGCACGGGCGGCAGTACAGCGTGGTCATCGTGTCGAACCGGCGGTACGCCCCGCCGTCATGCCTTTTCTTGCTGTTGTTCATGTTCCTTCCGCTTCCTGTTCCTCTCGATCAGATTATCCAGCTCTTCCCGGGCCTTCTGCTCTTTCAGCAGTTCATCCAAGCGCCAGTACCCGTATGACTTGCCCGCCGCGTCCGCCTTGCGCACATCGGCGGTCAGTGGATCAGCGGGCGGGTTCTTATACTTCTTGCGTACCCGTTCCGCAAATCGTTCTGCGCAAACGGGGCACCTCCGGGCGGTGACGTTATTTGAAAGGATCACCGCCCCGCAGTCAACGCAGGTCTTGATTATCACCGGTCCATTCCCCCTTGTGGTTCTGGATGTAGCGCCGGATATCCTCCGCAAACTTTTTGCGCTTCCTGCGCTCTATCACTTCAAAGATGGTGTACATCGCCGCACACACCACGACGACCGCCACCGCCGCCGCGCCCATCATCTGGCACGCTCCCGCTTCAACTGCTTTTCCAGCTCCAAGCGTTCGCACTCCCAGCGATACCGCCGGACACGCTCTTCCAGCAGGTTCACCTTCTGTTCCAGCTTTGTGGTGTAGCTGATGCTGCACCAGCCCCATGTCAGCAGGGCGGCAATGGTGACGATCAGTGCGAACCATACAACCGGTTCCCGTGCGGCTGCCTGGGCGGCATCCACGCCGTAGAACCACATAATAAAGTTCCTCATGCCGGTTCACTCTCCTTTCCGTCTTCCTGTGCCTGTGCGCCAGCCTTTGCCAGCTTCATGCCCTGAACCACGCCTGCGATATAGGTTGCCGCTTCCGGGTTCTCTGCCAACAGTTCAGCCATTTCCTTACTCTGGCTCTTGTCCTTCTCGCTCATCCTCTTCACCCCCTTTCCGTTGCTCTTGTGTTGCTTGTCGGAACTTTACAGTGCCATTATAGTCAATTTTCGGAACGTTGTCAATGGTTTTTAGCAATTCTTTTGTTGATTTTCGGAACTTTATTTGCTATAATGGACTTACAGAAAGGTGGTGAAGGAAATAAATGACCATCGGTGAAAGAATTAAAATCCTCCGTAAAGAGAAATGTCTTTCAATGGAGGACTTCGGCGCTATAATCGGTATGGGTAAGTCTGCCGTCAGCCGTATCGAAAACGGAGTCAACGGCACAACGGACCAGACCATCCGTTCCATCTGCCGGGAGTTTGGAGTAAACGAACAGTGGCTCCGCACTGGTGAGGGCGAAATGTTTGAGCAGACCCGGGCAAGCGTGCTGGATCGGCTGTCCACGGAATACGATCTGAGCAGGGAGCAGCGTTCCGTAATTGAAGCGTTCCTTGATCTGGACCCGCAGGAGCGGGACGTGATTCTGAAGTATGTACATAACGTTTTTGACCGTTCCGCAGAATCCGCAGCCAAGAGCACAGCAATACCCGATAAGGAAGCCCAGCGCATTGCCGAAAGTGACGAGTTCAAAACCCTTCGGGAAAAGAACGAGCCGCCGGAGAGCGAATCGTGTACTACCGCCGGTTAGTTCTTCAACGTGCCGCTTCTGAGTGGCTGAAGAATCACCAGTAAATCCGCACAAAAAGAAAAAGCCCACCGGGTGACAGGCCCGGTAGGCTTTTTCGTGTATGCATATAATGAATGTGAGGTGTCTTTATGGGTTTACGTTTTCGCAAAAGTATTAAGATTGCTCCCGGTGTGAAACTGAACTTGAACAAGAAAAGCACAAGCATCAGCTTCGGTGGAAAACACGGCGGCGTTACGGTCAACTCCAAGCGCGGTGCCAGCTACCGTGTTTCTGCACCCGGAACTGGTTTAAGTTATACCGGTAAGGTTGGCGGTTCCAGTAAGAAGAAATCTAACTATTTGTATACGAACCACGATTACGATGATTCTTATGAAGATTGCGATGTCGATTCACCTTCCGCCGATTATTCTTCGTATCATAGTTTCTCTGTTGCTCCTGATCCCGATCTGGGGCCTACCCTTTTTCAGAGAATGTTCAACCCTGAATATTTTGTCCCTGAAACATGGTTTGGTGTTGTTGGCTACTGCCTTCGCTATGGCGTTCTGCCCATTCTCGTTTTTCTGTACCTTGTTATCTATGCGCAGCCCCTTTGGCTTGCAGTGATTTATGCAGCCATTCGCATTCTTCCTGTTCTTTCCTGTATTGAGATTGTCCAGAAACAAAAACTTCGTTCTGGTAAGTAGTGCTTATATTTCGTTTCGTTCCGTTATCGTCTAACAGCCTGCATCTTTCGTCTAAAAGCGCAGGTTGTTAGACGATACTCAGGTATTCAACGTTTCAGCTGTGGAAGCATTCTAATTTTCTGAAAGGTGGTATTTATGCCTCACAAAAAGAAACTACAAGAGGTAGGCGGTCGGCGTCTGGTGGCCTACTATCGCTACTCCGGCGGTAGTCATCAAACGGAGCAGTCCATTGAGGGCCAGCGCCGGGACTGTGAGACCTACGCCCGTATCCACGGCATGGTCATTCTGCATGAATATATTGACCGGCATATCTCCGGCAAGACGGACGACCGCCCGGAGTTCCAGCAGATGATTGCCGATGCCGGGAAAGGGATGTTCGACTATGTGATCTGCTGGAAAACAGACCGCATTGCCCGCTCCCGGTATGACAGCATCATCTATAAAAAGAAGCTCCGCGACAACGGCGTGGAGCTGCTCTATGCTGCAGAAGCCAACGTTGAAGGTTCCGGCGGTATCATCGTGGAGGGCTTGATGGAAGCCCTTGCCGAATACTACTCCGCCGAACTGGCCGAGAAGGTGCGGCGCGGTATGCGGGAAAGCGCCTTGAAAGGCAAGGCTATTGGCAGTTCCCGCCCCCTTGGCCTTACCGTTGACAAGGACAAGAAGTATATCATCGACCCTGCCGGGGCTGCCGCCGTGCGGTATATCTTTGAGCAGTACGCCGCCGGGGCTGCGTCCTCTGCTATCGTTGCACACCTGAATGAACAGGGCTTGTGCACCAGCCGGGGCAACCCGTTCAATAAGTCCAGCGTTGTGCGCATCATCCAAAACGAGGTTTATCGGGGCGTGTATGTCAGCCCCAAGTTTGACGTGCGCATTGAGGGCGCAGTACCGGCCATTATTGACGACGATCTATGGGAGAGGGCGCAGAAGATGTTTATTCGTAACCGCCAGAGCCGTTCCCCGCGCAATGACCGCGCAGACTACATCCTGTCCGGCAAGCTGTTTTGCGGCGAGTGCGGCACTGCCATGAAGGGTGTGTCCGGCCACAGCAGCAACGGCGAGGTGTACTTCTACTACAACTGTCCGTGCAAGGACTGCCACCGCCGGAACATCCCGAAGGACGAGCTGGAAGGTCTGGTGATCCGCACCGTCTGTAACGACGTGTTGCAGCCGGACGTGATGGATCACATTGCAGACAGTGTGATCGAAGCCCAGACCGCCGAACTGAACCAGCCCAACCCGGAGAAGGAAGCATTGCAGCACGAGCTTGCCGACGTGCAGCGCAAGGCAAAGAACCTGCTGTCTGCATTGGAGAACGGCACCGCCGGGGCTATGCTGACCAACCGCCTTGCCGAACTGGAACAGCAGGCAGACACGCTATCCTATCAGCTGTCGTCGCTGGAATCTGAGCCGAAGTTCCCGGTCTTCTCCAAGGAAGAAGTTCTGTACCTGCTGGAACAGTTCCTCATTGCCCCCAGCGAGAAAACCAAGGCATACCGCCGCCGCCTGATCGATACCTTTGTCAGCAAGATTGAGGTGAGCAATACGGAACTGACCATCTATTTCAACATTGCCGAGGAAGATTGTGGAAAAATAAAAAAAGCTCCCCAGTCGAACCAGCCCGAAGGCTGTTCGACTGAGAAGCAAATGGTCCGCCTTTTGCTTCCCCAGTCGAACTTTTCTATTTTTATCCTTCCGACCTATTTTTACATCGCAATTCCCATTTTTCAGGCGAGAAAGACCATTTCCGTTGAATCTGTAACCAGTTTGTAATATTTGTGACAACAAAAAATCCCCCGCCAGCTTTCCTTTCGGATTGCCAGCGGGGGATTTTCATTTCAGTGCAGAAGCATCGTCAGTTCATAGGCCACAAGGCCGGAAACCAACGCCGCAATTACAGCCCACCAAAGTTTGTTCCCAAATGTTCCGGGGACTTTTTCCAGCGCGGTCAGGCGGTCGTCCTGCTTTTTGTTTTGAGCCGTTACAATTTCAAGGCTCTTGTTTGTGTTTTCGAGTTGCTGAATCGTCAGCTTGATGTTGGTGTTCATGCCATTCACCGCATCAGTCAGCTTTTCCAAGTCGTTTAGGCGGTGCGTATTGCTTCGGGCACGGTTTTCAACCGCTGTCAGGCGATGTTCCAGCTCCTCGTCAGTCATTCTTCTTGTCCTCCCCCGCCTTACCGAAACGGGCCACAGTGGTGGTTTCTGCGGATTTCTTTTCCATGTAGTCTTCCAGCTTGCTTTTGGTGACATTGAACACCATCTGCACGATCCAGTCCAGCGTCTTCTCATTGATTGCCCAGTCCAGCCAGTCCGGGGTGTAGCCGCGCAGCACTGCAATAACGTGGGCTTTCTTTTCCGCACCCATTCCGCTGCCGAACTTCTCCTCTGCGTTGACGATCCACTTATAAACCGTCTTTGCCACGAACAGGCCGTAGCCCAGACGGACCAGCCCCAGCGCAGTAACTACCGCGCCGACCGCCACAAGAATAGCTGCCAGCCATTCCGGGAAGATCATAAGAAACGATTTCAGAATATCCATCATATTGTTTTCCTCCTACTCTGCCGCCGGATCAGCCCTTCCAGCGGCCCTTCGTGGCGCGAACATCCACATGAACAAAGGCACAGTTCCGCACGCCGGTCTTGATGGGATAGATGCCAATGCCGCCCTTGTTCGGCATCAGCGTTTCCACATACTCTGCCAGCTTCGTGATAAGAATGCCTTGGATGTAGATGTCGGCCGCCTTTCCGTACTGGTGCTGACTGAATTTTGCACCGCCCACCTTCTTGCTCAGATTGTAGGCGGCAGTCCGGTATGCCGAGTTGATGATTACCGGCTTGCCGAAGTGGTCACGGACATTCTGCAAAATCCTCACCAGTTCGCTGTCGATAAAGATAGGATCAGACCCATCTTTGCAGCGAAACTCCTTCACCTTGAAATTCTTGGACAGGCTTTTTTCGCCGTCCCGTTCGAGGGAATACACGTTCAGTGCCATACGATCACGCCCTTTCAAATAAAATGGGGCGCGGCTCCCGCCGCACCCCGCCGTTTCCTCAGACCTCAACTTCCAGGTCTTTCAGAATCTGCTTGACCTCATCCCGGATGATTGCCGGAACCTGGTCAATGGTCTTCCTGCCCTTGATGATAAGGGTAGCATAGACAACTGCCATTACGTCCACCTCCTTTTTCAGCAAAATTTTAAGCATCAGCTCACGAAGAACGCTCACTTGTTGTCCTCCGCCAGCAGGGCTTTCACCTTTTTCTGCAAGCTCTTGGGCACCTGTGCCAGAGTTTTCTTGCCTTTGCGAATCAGGTCTGCGTAGACCGTTGCCATGTAGTCAGTGCTCATAGTTCACACCCCCTGCTCATTCCGTGGCGGTGCTGGTCACGCTCAGCACCTGTTCGTACACATCACAAAGCGCCATCTGGGTGCTAGTGAGCTGGTCTGCCATGGTGGCGTTCTGGTTTTCCAGCTCCTTCACCCGGTCTTCCAGCTTCTTTTCTTCCGGCACCGGGACGGGTGTAGGCGGCGCATAGTCCCACCATTTGTCAAAGTCCGTCTGAACTTCCTCGGCGGTCAGCACACCATCCACACGCTGCTGGCGTTCGTCGCAGGCGTATACGGTATACTTCTTGCCTTCGTCATCGGTCTGTTCCTGCTTTTTGATATCCTTCCGCAGGATCATGTCCGTTTTGCTGCCAACGCGAAACACCTCAACGGCGGCCGGCAGGAAGGGATAAATCTCACTCATGCTGCTTTCCTCCTGTTGTTCTGGATCATCGACCATCGGGCAACGCTCCACCGCGCTGCTTTCATGATCGTTTCGACCTGATATTTTTCTTCAAGGTTTGCGCTATCGCTGTTTGTAAACCAGCCGTTGTATGCGGTCAGCTTTGATGCACGCCAATGCGGAACATAGCCCAACATTGCAAGGTTACGCCCTGCGCGGATCAGCTGCCGCCTGATGCGGCGGAACACGCCTTTGCGGACGATGGTATATGTGCGGCGCACCGCGAATCCCATCATGTCCAGCGCCGGTGTACGGTGTTTGCTTCCCTGCGCTCTGGCGGCTTTCGCACGCTTTTCTTCCTCGAATGATGCAAAGCGCACCTGCTGCCATGCCTGCTTTAACTCTAAGCCCAGTGTGGACTTTACCCAGCGGGTCGCCTTCTTCATCGCTTTCATCAGCTGTGATGCGTGCCCGATGATTACAAAATCATCCGCATAGCAGACGATCTCACGGACAAGCCGTGTCCCCGTGCCGCGCCGGACCTGCTTTAGGGATAGCAGGTATCGGAGAACATAGCTCATAACGTAGTTGAAAGCCCACGTTGAGAAATACCCGCCGATTAACAGCACGCCGTCCGGGTAGTTTTCGGTCACAGCACCGGCATACCAGATCAGCTTTTTGTTCTTTCTGATGTCCCGCTTCAAAAGCGTTATCACGCAGGCTATCGTTGTAGACGGATATGCTTTGTGCACATCGCCCTTGACTGCATCCAGTTTGCCAAGGATTTTCTTTCGGACGATCCGCTCAATCTGCCGCGTTCCCGCCACCTGTCCTTTGCCCGGGATGCTCCCGAACTGCATCGGCAGCAGCTTTGCATGGAGCAGCGGTTGCAGTGCATGGACAAGGATGTACTCATGTACCTGCTGTTCCGGTGATTCCTGGCAAAGGTCCCGTTCCTTCATCTTGATGCCATCGATCCGCTTGAACTGCCGGACAGGTTTCAGGTCAAGGCATTCGTCCCTAATCTTCTGTGTTTCCCGTTCGGCCACTGCGTCAATGGCATCAACGATCTTCCTGCACTCGTGGTTCTTTCGTTCATGAAACAGCTCCGGTTCAGAGATTTTTCCGGTCTTTGTTAGAACCGTTCTAAAATCCCTGCGCCGGAGTTTTCCGTTTCCAAACGCACAATGTACCGCTGACAGGTTGAAACCGACATCCTCAATGTCAACGTCTTTTGGTTTACAAAATGTTTTCATATAAAAATCATCTGGTTCTTCAACGACTTTCGGGTTCAGGCTTTTGCCCTATGCTACTAGCCGCCAGCAGGTTCCTTGTCCTGCCGCCACGGATGGACCCGCCCTTTCCTGCGGACGCAGCGCCGTGATGCTGGTTTCAAGAAATTTTCGCACATAAGCGCGGAATGCATGATGCAATGATTGATGATTTTTGGTGAACCAGTTGCACGCCAGCGCCGCCGTTCCAGTTCGCGTTACCGACCCAGTTGTTCGAGTTCGCCGCCGCCAAAGACGCATTGCCGCCGTTGTTCAAGTTGCAGCACCGCCAAGCCGCGCGGACACCGGACGCTGCCGGA